CGGTATTCGACGTGCCTGCTATCTGCTGCGCTTGAGTCGCCGGCCCGGTCACCACGTTGCCGTTGATCTTTGCCACGGTCTGGCTGGTGGACGTGCCGGTCAGGTCGCCGCCAGCCGTGAATCCACCGCCCGATCCGGTGCTGCCGATCGTCGCTCCACCGAACAGAAGTGAAGGCGTGAGTGCGAGAAAGATGATGAAGCGTTTCATGTCAGTTGGTGGTCAGAGTGACTGGGACAGAGCTGCTGGGCGCGGTGCTGCCCGTCGGGGTTGTCGTGACAGCGATGACTATCCCGTTCTGGAACGCCACTGGGGGAGTGTAAGGGCCATCTGTCACCCCGTTGCCTGAAGGCACCGCTATCCAGAACTTCGGAGCTGTGACCCCAAGTGTGATGCCCACGGTGGTCGCAGCATCAAAAAACTGGACATAAATTGTCCCAGTGTTCGTGTTCGACACGTTGTAATTGCAGAGGGCGACAGGTGAGGCTGACGCCACCACGAGGGTTGCAGTGAGCGAGGCGTTAGAATAGGTAGAGGCTCCTTGAACGCTGGCGAAGGTCGTTAGCGGTAGAAGCAACAGGAGGAGGGAGAGCAGGTATTTCATGGTGAGATTAGTTGGCTGCGGTGATCTGCCAGTTTGATCCGTCCCCGACAAGGCGGCACCACTTGCCCGCGGTGGCTGCGAGGATGGCGGTGCCGGCCGCGCCCCCGGCGAGGGGGATCACGTTCGCGGTTGCCGAGACCACCGCATCGGCTTGGATCGTGCGCAGCCACAACTCTCGGCCATTGGTGGGAGTCCCGAGGGTCAGTGTAGCCGTACCGGCGAAGTTGAGAAGGAGATCGCGGTCAGTCGCGAGGACTGAATAGCTGCCGGCGGTGACCACCACCATGCCGGAGGAGGGGTAGGACGTGGCCAGAACTCCGTTCGGCTGCTGGGTCACGATCTGGCCGGAGAGGTTGACGCCGACGTTGATGTAGCCGGCTGCCGGTGGCGTCCAGGTGGTCGGGTCGCCTTGAAGTGGGATGAGGGTTGGGTAGGCCATGTTGGTTTACGCGTGCGCGAGGACACCACCATCCACGAAGATCGTCCCCTCGACCCGGATGGGTAGAGTGAAGGGGATTTGCACGTTGGGCGCAATGTAGAAAGTCGTGCCAGCGGGGACATCGAGCGGCGCCGGGAGCGGCGGCAAATAGATGCCTTGCGACCCGCTCTCGAACACGGTCACCACACCAGAGCCGTAGATGATGCGGTTGCCGGAGGCAGTGATGCCCTGCACCACCAACATGAACGGGAGCGAATCCTGCCCTTGGAGATTAAGCGACTGCGAGGCAGTCCAAGGCAGCACGAGGGATGCGTTCTGTGCCGCGCCATCGAGCCAGTCCGCGCGCGAGATGACCGGGGTAATCGAGCCGGCCGGGACGGTGACGGAGAGAAGCGGGGCCGGGGGCGTCGAAGGGAACGGGAGGTTCGAGAAGGGTGAGTAACTCTGGTCGGTGTTGACCCACTCCGGGGGTGTCGGGATTGGGTAGATCGCGAGTTCTAGATACGCGAGATTCGACAGATCGACCGATACCCCGTTGGGGTCGAAGATGCCGATTGCGAACGATACCTCCGATCCTCGCCAGAACTTCGGAGTACCGCCTGTCAGTATGTCCGTCGGAGGAACTGGAGGGATAGACCTGGTGGTCAACTCCAGCTGCACCTCTATACTTTCGAGAGAGCCACTCATGTCCCGAAAGCTTGGAAGCTGTTATATCCGAAATTGGCTCGAACAAAGCTCCCACTAGCCACTTGTCCGGTGATAACTTCGCAGGTGTTCTGATTCAAGGTTCCCCCTATAGACGCCTGCCCTTGGCACGTTACCGAGACGGAAGGTACCAACGAGAAAGGGGTGTTGAAATTGATGCTGTAATCGCCAGTCCCATTGACCACTAGGGAGCAACCGTAACTGGAGTAGATGAACCCATTGGAGTTCCATGTCATCCAAGCTTTCGCGAGCTGGGGTTGTAGCGCCACTACTGCGGCATTGACCGCGGAGGTGGCGAACGCCTGCGCGGCCGCTTGAGCAGCCGCCGCCGCACCCAAGGGGTCGAACACATTGCTGAAAGCCACCCGCCAATAACTCGAATCGGGAGGCGCGTTCCCCGTATTGTTGTCTTGAATACTCTGGTAAAGCACTCCAGCGCGAGTGCAAAAGCTGATGAGGTTGTAGTACGTCGTGCTCGGATCGTACTCGGGGATGCCCGCTTGAAAGAGATAGGCGAGTTGAGAGGTGACGACGTACCCAAGGGCATTGAAGTCCTCCAAGGCCGGGGACTCGGTGCCGACGACCGCGCCAGCCCAGCCGCCCATCCACGCCGGCAGACTCGTGATGGTCGGTATGTCGTCAGCCCACGCGATTGCCGAGGCTGCGAGGCTCCCGAATACTGGGAGGCTCCCGGTCGGGGCCGACGAGTAGTTACCGGCGAAAATTTTCTGATATGCTCTGGGTATTGCGGGCATGGTATTAAGAAGTGATGATGACGCGGGTGGACCCGTCCGCAGTGACCCGAGTATGCCCATCTTCCGTGATACGGGTGCCGAAACTCAGGATGTTGACAGTGATGCTGACCCCCATTGGTTTTGGCAGGAAGTTAGCCAGTATGCCGGCGCTGATCGGGACTGTGGAAGCCACGTTGTAGGTCAACGTCATGTTTTGATTGTCTATCAACTGCACCTGACCGGGCAAGAACATATTGAGGAACGTCATAATGTTCGAGAGCGTCCCGTCCGAGTGATTGAGGATGATCTTCAGCTTGAGAAGGAACTGGTAAGCGGCGTCAGTGAGTGCGGTGTTCGGGACTCCAAAATTCTGATAGCGATAGAACACTCCGCTCAGATTGACTCCCGCGTAATAGTCGGTGAAACCGTTCGGATTGCCGCCGCCCGCGTAGAGTTTGAACCCGAAGTATGGGATGTCGAGGATGTCTTGCTGATACCTGCTGACTCCAATATATTCCCCGAGGATGTCGAGCTGCGGCCCGACCGCGAGATCGAGGTCGAAAGCCGACTCGAACTGGCCGAACAGCATGTCAGCGGTGGCCTGCTTAGTCAGAAGCCCGATGGTCGCCGATGCCTTGGGCAGCCCTCGGTACTGGAGGATGAGCAGCGTCTCATAGTAATCGGTCGCTGTCTCGATCTGCTGAAGCTGCGTCATCATGTCAGGATGATGTTCGACCCACTGGGAAAATAGAACTGGTAGTTCGCCCCGGTCGACGCGACTGTGGGCGTATAACCGCTGCTCGTAAGGGACACACCCTCGCCACTGACGGAGGCGTTCGGGGCGATGGATTTGATGAACGCGACGATGGCTGTGGCATCGGCAGTCTGCCCAATCAGATAGGTGGTACCGAACTGCGCGAGTATCTGCGCTTGGATATAAGTGAGATCGACCGTGCCGGTGATCGCGGTGATCGCTGCGGTAAAGAAGAGCGGGAGCGCGACCGGCGTGTCATAGAGCACGTCGAAAATCGAGCCGTCCACCTGCGTTACCGGCACCACTTGAGTTTGGCCGACCAGGGCGACTACGGGAGCAGTATAACCAGAGCCGCCGGCTCCTAGAGTGATGCTAGTGACGACGCCAGAGGTGAGAACCGCTGTGCCCGATGCCCCTGTGCCGTGGGGATCAGTGATGACCACCTGGGGGGGCAAGACGTAGCCTGCACCGCCAAGCCCCACAGTGAACCCGGTGATCGCTCCACCCGAGATCGCGGCCGTCGCTGTTGCCCCGTAGCCAGTGCTGGTCTGACCGCAGCCGGCATTACGTTTGACGTATATCGCGTTCCCGATGGCGGCCGGAGCGCCCGAGCCCGCCACGATGCACCAGATCGAGTGTGCGGGGATACCCCGTCCATCCGTGGTGTTGGTGACGTTCTCATACACCTCTGCCTGGGTAACTCCAGGCACGTCTTGCAAAGCTCCGATGAGACCTTGGAGATACCCGAGACTGGGCAACTCGACGGAGTTGGCACGCCTTATGCGCAACGCCGCGTCCGTCTCCTGATTCGTGCCGACCACTACCGCCGCAGTGGGGTTGTTGACTGACACCACCCCAAGCTGGGGTGTCGAGATGACAGTGATCCCATTCACCGGGGAAGTGATGGCCCCGATCAGGATGGCCTGGAACGTGAGGGACACTGTACCTGCGCCAGTGAACGCGTAGGTCGTGAGAAGCTGATACTGCGTGCCGGTGGAGTCCTGCACCACGAAAGCGCCCCCGCTTGGATTCAGATCGAGGCCTGGTAGAGTGAGAGCCTGGCTGACCGTGACCGCGATCACCTGCTGCGTATAGGTACCCCCATTGCGAATCACACCATTGATGGCGCAGACGCGGTCAAGGGCCACCCCGAACGCCTGCTGAGGGTCAAAACTAGTGTACACCAGCCGGCCGAACCCGAGGGTGTCCACTTTCGCCTGTGCGAAGATGTTGAGCGCCTGCCCGTCTGGTGAGTTGGGCTGGAGGTTCACGTCGGCGCCATAAATCTGGTACCAACCGAGATAGCCGTCCGCGCCATTCTCCAGCTCGTTGAGCACGTCGGTGATTGTCTGGATCGTCAGACCGTTTACGTCGATGGTGTTCGAGGGCATGTTAGGAAGGGATGGACACCGAGCCGGTGAGGGTCGTGGAGAAGATGTCGTTCAAATTATAGTTGATCGTAAGAGCACGAGTGAGGCTGACGAAAACAGCTCCGACGGAGTTTATCTTCGTTACTCCGTAGCTGTTGCTTATGACTTGCCGGGTCTGCAACAGGATGTTCGCCTGCGCGGCGGGGTTCTTAGCGCCGAGGAGATTCCACCAGTCCACGCCGAAACTGAGGTTCCAAAAACAGTCATTGAGGAAGCAGTACAGGCTAGTCTGAAGATTCTCCTCGATCGCCGCGCTGCCGTAGTTGTACGATTGGAGCCCTTGTCCCCATAGCCAATCCCCGGAGTCATCGAGCGCGCGGATTTTCATGTCTCGAATAGGTCGGTCACTTGGGTTTGAGCGGCGCTGATCGCGCCAGATGCGTCACCACCGCTCTTGACTGCGTTGAGGGCATTGAGGGCGCTGATGATCGCATTCTGAACTGTGAGCATGCTGGTGACGGCGTTGCTGATCCGTACTAGCGTACCAACCGAGATTTGGCTAGCTCCATTTACCAGCCGGGCGCGCGAAGAGTCGTACCCGGTGAGCGCTTGTGGAGCGGAGCGCAGACCCACCAGCGCGATACCGTCGGCGATCGAGTGCATCCGATAACTGTTCGGCAAGGCTCCCGTCGTCCCGTTGGTGAACCATGGGTCGAGATCGCGATCAGCAAAGAGCACGAGGCAACCATCGCCGACCGCAATGGGGAACTGAAGAGAAGCAGAACCACCCCCGAGCACGAGCACTGGCACGTCGAAGAGCAATGGATATGGCAGCACTGTAGGCTCCGTCTGGACAGTATTACCCGATGGCGGGTTGTTGAACACCGCACGCTGGTACACCGCAGACACCTGCACCGTCTGCTTGGAATCATTGAAACTCTGCACCGTGCCGACGACGTGGCAATTGAATTTGGCGAACATCTCGTCAATGAGGCCGTCGAAGAGTGCCCGGATGTCGGGCGGGACGATGTATGGGCTGAGGTTGGGTGCGCTCATGGGGAGACGAGTGAGAGCCCTTGCGTGCCGAAGAGGACGCTGAAAGTGGTGCGGTTATCCCCGGCAACGGCGGGGGAGATCGTCCCGCGATGGGTGAACCCCATCACCTTGAACGTGCCGTTGAACTTCGGATTCACCAAACTCTGAATCTCAACGAGCTGAAACAGTGTAAGTCTCGGCTCAAAGAGGGTATCCCACTCCACGAGGTATCCGCTTCGACGAGGACTACCTAGGAGCCCCGTATCCGAGTTGATGAGTGGGATCGCCATGTCGATCGCCTCGTTCAGATTGAGCGCCTTGACCGTCGCATTGTCTATCACCGCTACTCCTCCGCACTTGGCTTGAATCAGCGACCAAGTATTCCCGAAAAGGACTTCGTGCCGCAAGTTCTCTTGCGGGAACGACCCCACGATAGGTGGCCCAGAGATGTAAGGCAGCGAAGCCCCAAGCTGGTTGATTACGTCGGCCGCCGACGTGCCCGGCGGGATCGCTTGATTAGGAACACCCCACCCGCTCGTGAACCCGTTGGTCTGCTGGAAGCCCCCATCAAACGCGTCGATCGAAGTCGTCACCTCTGGCGCACCTTCAGGTTTCTCCGAGTACGCCTGGAAGACCTGACCGTTGAAGATCAAGGGCGCGAACGTGCCGTAGCCAGCATAGAACTGGATCGCGCGCACGTCCGCAGTGTTGAACCGATCTTTGAAGATCGCATCCCGCTCCTCGGGGGCGAGTCCTTTGATGTTGAACGTGCCCCGCTGCGAACTGGACAACGACTGACGGGAGATCGCAAACTCGATTGTGCAGTGATCGGGTATTGTGATGTTCGTGGACTCCCCCCTCGCATCTGGGGCGGTCTCGACCTTGAGGATCGCAGTAGGGTTAAATTTACCGGAGCCGAACATATCAGTCGCGAGAGAAGTAGGCGTTTTCGATGTTGATTACGTCGGTAGCGTCGAGAAGCAAAACCGTCGTTGTCCCATCTACGAAAGTTTCCTGTCCGATGGGCTCGCTCGAATCGACTGTCGTCACTGTGAGACCGAAGGGGATAAGGTTGCGATACTGCCGCAGGATGTTCGGATATGCCACGAGTCGGTTGCCATTCACGGTGAACGGCGGGTTCACCCCGTCCCACGAGATGTCATAGAACCACCCAAGCTGCTGTGGATCGAAGTAGAGCGTCCATGTCACGGTAGTCCCATCAAGCAACTGAATCGCGAGTTGCTGTGGGCTGCCGTCGGTCAGTCCTCCGATAATTGTCATGGGTTGAAAGGTTGGAAAAGTGTCGACTGCTGATCGGGGGTAGGAGTGGCTTGACTGGCGATGCCGTTCGGGGTGATCGAGTTCGCTTGAAACACCGCCCGGCCAGCGAGCTGGCCCAACTGCACTGACGCGTCCCCAGTGATACGCACCTTCTGGAACACCAGAGTGAACTGGCTGCGCTCGCGCGTCTCCGCCTCCTGCAAGCAACGCCCGTCAAGAATGGCCACGTTGTTCAAAATTCCGAAGGCTGTCTCAACCGAGAACAACGCCCGCCCAAGCCAAAGCTGGTAGAAGAACGCCGCCGCATCCGCCTGCTTCGTCGAATTGCCGAGACCTTCGGAGTCAAACTCCGATCGGTAGTACTGATACAGGCTTGGGGTATCGTCCGTGTTTGTAGTGAACGATGCCACGGCATCGACGGTTGAAGCCAGAGAGGGCGACGGTGTGCCGTTCACAGTACTGATCGGGAGAAGCGCCTGCTTGATCGAAGTCACTCCTGGTAGAGGGATACCGATGCTGCCCAGGGTGCCCAAGATCGAATTACCTGTGATCGGCGCGATACCGTCGTGGAGAACACTGGCGGTCGCGCATGACAGTGCTCCCTGAAGCGGAGGCGCGGCACCAGAGAATGCTTTGTTCGTGGCCTTCGTAACCGAGGTAGTTATCGCCCCCGTCACCTTGTTAGCCGCGCCAGTGATCGTGTTCTGAACCAGCTGAGTCCCGATGGCCTTGAGAGGTTGGAGAGCGCGTTGGAGAAGGCTCTGCGCCGGCCCTGGGGCTAACCTCGGGGACATCACTGGGTTGAGTGGGAGCCTGTTTGGCGGAGGCGTAGGAGCAGGGATGACCGGCAACCCAGTGGACAGCTCCGCGACTATGCCTTTGAGCGTGACCTCTTCCGGCTCCAGGGCGATCTGATCGGAAACCGGCGTCCCCGCCTCCGTATAGTGCTTCGTGATGATCGAGCGAAACCTGAACTCTTCGTCCCCGTTGAAGTCGAACAGGTACCCCGCCACCCCAGGAGGCGGATTGTTCGGACGCACGATGGCCACGCCCTGTGCAGTGGTGAGCAGGTCGTAAATCGACGGGGAATCGGAAGGGATAATCATCAGTATGATTTAGCCGGGGCGTTTGCGCCGGCAGCGTTGAGAGCGCTGGACAAATTGGCGCCAATGGCCTTGACCACTGCTTGCGGATCGCGGGCGCCATCCACTTGGATTTTGTCGATGCGGATATTCGAGGTCCGATTGTGAGTTGTCGTGCTCGGAGTCTCGTGGCCGACGATCTCAGCTGGCGAACGAGCGAAGTAGGTATCCGTTACGCCGCGACCTATGGGTGATACCGCGGGAGATTGAAACGCCCCCAGCAGGTCGCCCGAGGCCAAACTCTTCACCCAGCCCGGAGCGTTCTGGAGTATCCCGGTACCCTTCTGCGGGCGAGGATCAAAAAGCGCCCGGACCAAGCTGGTGCCCTTCCTCTCCTCGACTTGCTCCTCGTCATAGTCCTTTGCGATCCTTTTATCGCGCTCCGTCACAGGTTTCACCCCGGCTTTCTTCCGCGCCGCCGCCAACCGCCGCTCCGCTGCGTCCGCGGCCTTACCGGTCTCATACTGCTTCATCAGTGCGCCGAGGGCTTGAACGCCGACGTACATTGCATAAACCTGCGCCACTGCGGCGACCATCGCGGCGGTAAAGACCCCCACTTCGAGGATCAGAGGACTGAACGCCAGTTGCAGCCCTCCGAGGGCGAGAGATGTCGTCTTCGCTACAACTGCAAAGATAGTGAGCGCCCCGCCCAGAACACCTATGCCGAGACCGAGAATCATCAACGCATGGCGCATCAAGTCCGCAGCCGGAGACCCCCCATTGAGCCAGTGGACGAACTGCGCGAGCTTGTCCACCCCTCGCAGCAGAAGATCGACCAGCTTCGTCAGAGCAGGCGCCATCTCGGAACTGAAGACGTTCTTCACCCGAGTCGCGTTGTCCTTGAGGGTGTTCCAGTCCCGGTTGAGCCGCATCAGCTTCTCCTGGTTCTGCCCGAGGAGAAGGTACTGCTGCTTCAGTGCATCAATCGGCAGGTTCCTCTGCCGGAGCATCTGGAACATATCATTGCTGATGCCGGCCTGCTCCGCGATAACGCGGGCGGCCGCAAGACGCTCGGGGGTGATGTTCTGAAGCGCGGCGTGGAGCTGCTTCAACATCTCGAACGGGTCCATGTTCGGGTTGAGCCCGAGAAGAAGCCACGGCTGCGCCGCAGCACCGCCGCCCAACATGATCCGACTGCCCACCTCCTGTAACCCCATCACGGTCTTCTGTAGGTCTGCGGCAGATACGTTGGCGACAGCGGCGGTGTGTTGCCACTGTTGTAGCTCCGTGGTCGAGAGCCCCGTCGAAAGAGAGAATTTGGACAACCCGACAGCCGCATTGAGAGCGGTATCCACCATGTAGAGCAACCCGGCTGTGACCACGTCGATGCCTGCGGCCAGCTTACCGGCCGTCGCCGCTGCCTGGCCCATCTGCTTCTCGATCGCCGGGATCGCATCCGCGCCCTCGACCTTGAAACCCAAGAGGACGAATAGTTCACTTATGCGCATGGCCACAACCCCGCTTTCTTCAATGCCCAGTAGCGTTTTCGCCCCGCACTGATCTTCATGCGGGTCTCAGGAGAATAGTAAGTTCTGAATCCAGATGCGAAGAGTTTCTGCCCAACATATACTTTACCGTTCGCTCGACAGTTGGTTCTATAGATGTATCCGTAGCTCATGTTGTCTCCTTCTTATTGAGCACAGAGTAGGTTTCGTCAAACTCGCTCCGATACCGGACGAAGTGCAGCAGCTCGATCACCTTGTCCGCCCCCATGTCGAGAATGTCCTCGACCGTCCCAAAGCCCTCCTTGGAGAGCCGGGCTGCTTCAAAGAGGCCCGCGCTCATGTTGTTGACTATCTTTGGCCAGCGGGGGTCGCCGTCGCGCCGGGGCTTCTCAACGTAGATAGAAGCCTGCCGAAAAAAGGGGTGATGTTGGTCTTCAGCACCTCCAGCGCAGCCTCGTAGAAGTCGGCTCGCGCACCTTCGCTCTCGAAGGTTTCCATCGTGATCTTGACGTTGTTCAGCGTGCATCGGGAAAGACACTCGAAGATGATCCCCTCCAGATCGGGAGAGCCGACGAGTTGCAGCATGAGATTTTTGACTGTGTTCAAGTCCTCCCCACCAATGGCGGCAAGAACCTGCGACTTGGCTTTAGACTTGTCGGGCTCGGCGGCCGCAATCAGCAGCGCTTGTACGATGCCGGCGGTGAAGTCCAAGTTGACCTTCTTCAGCTCGGCAGCCAGTTGCCAGCGCAACCGGGCAGCCACCTGCCACGGTGCTATATCACAGGCCAGCGATGATCCGCTGGCAAGAGTACTCACGGTCTTGAGGCTCATTGCTGGCTACGCGGGGAGGAAGCGGCTTTGAGAATGAAAGTGACCTGGGCTTGATCGGGCTCGCCGTCGGTGTTCTCCATCGCGTCCTGGAGACGGACGGGGGAGATGCCGCCGAGAGTGTAGGTGTCGAAAACCACCGAGCCGTCCCCCTGACCAATACGCTTGACGAACGTGCCATCGCCGAGGACGAACGTCGGCAGATCGGCGAGGGCCAGCGACAGCATGTAAGACATGAACTGGTCGTCCGGCGACCCGCGGATCAACTTCATCGTGATCTTGACAACCTTACCGCTGTTGTCGGTGGTGTAAACGGTGTTGCCGTTCTTGCCCTGCTCGACTTTGACGAAATCGTTTTCGTAGTCGATTTTGACCACGTCGCCTTTGCCGAAGTCGGTGAAGCTTCGGGCGAACATGATGCACGTATCGGCACCTGTGAGAGCAACTGCGGACATAGTTTTTAGAGGTTAGGGATTGATGTAAAGCACTGCGGAAGTGGAGTGGACTGCGCCGGCCGACTTGACCGCGATCTGCATCAGCGGCGCTTGCCGGGCGAGACGGGCGGGCGCGCTCTGTTGGGAGAGCGGCGCGGTATAGACATAGTAGCCGTTCTGGAGGATATTGTTCTCAAAGGTGACTGGGTCTCCGAACGTGTCCGTCGCCGTCCAAGTGCCGGGAGCGAGGTAGCCGTTGATGACCCCCTGCTTCAACACCCCGATGGCGGCATTGCGCAACATCGCAATACCGCGCTCGGTCTGCGGAATTTTTGTCGAGGTCTCAGCGATGACATTGAAGAGCGCAACTTGGAGGGCGAAAACCAGCCACTCCAGATTATATACGGCGTCGAAGAAGTAACCATTCGGGCCGCCATTCGACCAATATTTCGAGAGCCCTTGAACGGAAGTGAACACGTCCACACCGAGAGTTTGGCAAGTGTTGTAGATGGTTTCCGTGATGTTCGGGTCTGGCAGCACACCCGCGAGGTCTTTCATCTGCATCGAGATCGTGGTGTTCGACCCAGTAAAATCCGTGGACATGCCTCGACCGATGGCAGCCGCCATCGCGGCGCGGGCGGCGGCATAGGTGCTTCCGAGGGTGTAAAGGAACATGCGGGCCGAAGACTGGTTCGACGCTGACAGCGTGTAGAACAGTCCGGGACTCGTCAGGTCTGTGGTCTGATAGCTGGCGCAGAAGCAGAGGATGTTGAGCGCCTGGCAAGTCGCGACGGCAGCCTCGATCTCCGAGTTAGTTGGGCTGTAACCCGCCCAATGCACGCCGCCGAAGAAGATGAGGGGTTGAAGCGCCTGGATGCCCTGGGTGAGCGTCTGCCCACTGCCAAGCGCGTAGATAATGAGCGCACCCCCACCGGAAAGGATATTGGGGCGCTGCTCGAAGATCGCGACCGCTTGCGCATACGCCTCGGAGCCGGAGCCCCAGTCTGTCAGTACCTCGCCAGTGTTGGCATAAACACCGTAGCCCGTTGTAGTGCCACTCCAGCCACTAAGCGGAGTCTCCCGGTCGAGAATCGCGACATTGTTGATGTTGTAAGCACCAAGCCCCGACTGCGGGCTGGAGATGCTGATATCGACGACATTGGTGATCGGAAGCGACATGGCGGATTATGGGTTGACCAAAAGTGTTTTGGGTGGATTTTGGAATTGATCGAAGTATTCGGTCGCGCGCTGCCGCGAGTAAGCCACGAGAAGGTTGAAGTCGAGATCGTAGCGGTTGAGTCGCGCCGTCGCTTCAACCGCCGAGACATCGTGGAAACTTGCCGGCAGGTTTGCAATCTTGAAATTGTAGAGGGCCTGAAGACGCTCAGCCCGGTCGCTATTGAACGCGAAAAGCACCTCCTGCTTCAGTAGCCGGGCGAGCCGGCTCGAACTGAACAGCATCAGGGAGTAGGTCTCCTTGACGTTCTGCCCCTGCGACTCTGTCAGACCCGCCGATGTCGGGATGTAACTCTTCGACTGGCCGTACACCTCGCCACTGAGGAATGCGACCATCAGATACCAGTCTGAATCCGTGGGCAACGGCTGGTCTTCGTTGTACACGACCACTTGATCTTGCCGCCCGTTCATCTCCTCGCGCAACAGGTTGGCGAGGATCACCGCGTATTCAGGATCCGGATTCTCCTGTTGGGCAAGCAGCTCAGACGTTTCCACGGAAGCCCTCCACCAGTTGATACCGCCAGTAGCCATAGTCCGACCAGTCCTTCTCACCCATGACGCGGTAAAGGGTGCCGGCGACCTCGACGTTGTCGCCATTCTTCAGTCCGAGATTGTCCGTGCAATGCAGCTGTGACCATTTCCAGCTGCGCTGACCCTCGGGCAACAGTCGCAGCTCGCGGTCCTGCATCGGCTGCACGATGCCCGCGGTCTTCTGTTCGCGCCGCACCTTGTTCGACAACCCACCAACGATAGTAGTCGTGATGATGCCCACTATTAGCGGTTGGAACCATCCCGAGATCGTACCCCTCATGCTGGGGGTTGTGGAGACCGACTGCTGCACGCTGCGCACGCCCGCGCGCACAATGGGGCCTGGATTGGCTGGAGTTGGGGGTGAGGTAATCATGTCGCACGCCCCTTCACCAGCGCAGAGCTGACCGCCTTGCGCATCTGGGAGGTCTCGATCAGAATTGCGTCGGAGCCTTTGAGCGCGACCGTAACCGGACTCAGCTCCTTCCACTTGCCGTATCCGCCAGTGGCGAATCCTCCGTCGATGACGTTCACCGCTTCGACCCCGAGGAACTTGAGCGCCTCGATCAGCCCGCGCTCCAAGATGAGCTTACGCCACGCTTCGACGCCGATCTCGCGGATGCGCTTGGGCAGCTCGGACTCCAACGGCTCCTTCAGCCATGACCGCCGGGGCACTGGAGGCTTGGCCGAGACTGACCCTTTCTCGTGTATCAGCCCCAGAGTGGGGTTGTTCAGTTTGTCCGGCTTCAGCGGCCCCATCTGAGTGTCGCTGAGCGGCACCACCCCGCGCTCAGCATGATCCCCAAGCAGACCCACTTTCATCGCGGAGCCCTTCGCAGCCGCCAGCTGCTTGCGCAGCAGATCGAGACCGTCGGTGTTCAGCCGGATAGTGGAGCGAGAGATCATGGGAGGGTGTTGCGGTGGAACGGCACCATGTTGCCGATGAGGGATGGGAGCACAAGCTCGGCGAAGTTAATGCCGTAGGTCGTGGACGCGAGACGCGAGAGGTACGGACTACGCATGATCCGGTCAGGGATGCTGAATGACTCGCTCACGTCGCCCACCGACTTCGAGTTGGTGATCCACTCGCCTTTGCCGGCGAGCCCCGCCCCGGATGCGGCGAGTATCTTGCACAGGTAATGCGCCGTCAGGAGATTGTAGGCATAGGTGAACGCCTGCTGCGATCCGAAGAGCCCTTGGGTGACGTTGAACTGCGTGGCGGCAATCTGGGCGTTGGCGATGTCATAGTCCGACACCTTGGTCGCATCCGTGTTGTCGCCTGCCCCCGAGGAGATGTAAGCAATGATCGAAGCGGGCACCGTGTAGCCATAGCCACCCGACACCAGCGTCAAGCTGGTGATGACCCCTCCAGCCACGTTTGCCTTGATGACCGCCCCAGTGCCGCCACCCCCCTGCACGATGATCGTGGGAGCGTTGACGTAGCCAGTGCCGCCGGCCGCGAGCGTGATGTCCCCGATCAGGAGCGAACTGTTCGCCCCGCTGGCTGAGGCTATGGTGATACTGGCGCCCGAACCCCCCGAAGCGAACGGCGGCACGCCCCAAGGGAAGTCCCCAAGGAACTGCGCCTTGAACTCCGAGATGGAGGGTAGAACGTAAGACACGGCATCAGACTACGTCGAGGACGGAGGTCTTCTTCCCCGGCTTGCCCCCGGCGATCTGCGCCTCCAGTTCAGCGATGCGCGCGTTGGCGGCTTTGAGCTGCGCCTTGACTTCGCCCAGTTCGACCTGGGCTCCGTTCAACTCTTTCTGGGCGACCCCGGCTTCGACGATGTCGTCGGGGTAGCGCTCCATCCAGAGCTTCGCCACGGACGCGGAGACCGTGGCGAAGGCGCGAGGGACTGCGGAGAAAGCGCCGTGCATGAACGTGCGGGCGCTGCGATTGTAAACGCGGACAGTGGTCTCCGCGACAGGTGTTATGACTTCAGCCATGAGGAACGGTGGTTGAGGGTGGATCAGAACTGGAACAGGAGGGTTTCGAGCGGCTTGAAGAACGCAAGCCCTGTCAACTGCGCGTAAGCAACGTCCTCGAACGACCAGTTGTTGTAGGTGTTCGGCTGGGTGACAGTGAAGTCAACCGGGATGTCCATGCGCATACCCTGCGGGTCGTAGCGATACAGCGCGTAGGTATTGAAGTTGAATGCCCGCAGAGTGTTGGCGTTCGTCTTGTCTGCATACGGGTTGCCGAGAATCTTGAAGTTCGGCCCGCAGATCGCCTTGAAGGCATTCTCCAGGTAAACGATCATCGGCACCAGACTGACTGAGCCGGGGACGGGCACTTGCAGCCCGAGGAAGTCCAGCATCGGGATCACGAAGTGGGTCGGCAGCACCGTCGAGTTGGTGTTCGTCCAGTAGGTGCTCATCAGCTGTTGCACGAAGGTCGCAAAGGCCGACGCCGTGCTAAGAGAACTGATGTAAGCTGTGATGAACGAGCTGTTGATGTTCGTGGCGGTGTTGTTGAACAACCCCTGCATCGAGCCTGACTTGGTGCCGAGGAAGGAGAGAATCTGGATGCCCTGCTGCCACATTTTCATGCGGCTCTGGTGCTTCGCGGCGATGATGTCCCAGTTGGACGCCTGCAACGCCTGCTCGATTTCCGCGAGGGTGTACTCGACCGAGGCGTCCCAGATGAACGTGGGCTGGCTGATCGAGTCCATCGAGGCGACGGCGTTCGCCTGGCGCGCGTTGTGCGAGCCCTGGCGGGTGAGGCCGCTCTCGAAGTCCCCGGCGTTGTGATACGTCCGACGGGTCAGGATGTTGCTGGCCCATGCGCCCTCGCCGACGGCGACCGGGATGAAGCTCGACGGTGTCAGACCGAAGGCGCCCAGCTCGTAGTACTGCTGCTTGGACTCCTCCTGCTTGATGTACGTCATCGTGTCGATGAGGATTTGATACCCCGTCGCGTTCTCCGGCCCGGCGGAGGCGGAGTTCTTGCGGAAGTCGATGCCGTTTTCGATGCGGCCGCCGAGATAGAGTGACTTGCCCGCGGTGTGACGGTTGGAGAGGAAGATCGGCTCCTTCTCCTCAACCTCTTCACCGTTGACCGAATTGATGCGACCTGTTGGCCGGTAGAGTACGCTTTTGAGCATTGTAATAGTTGGTTGAGGGTGGATCAGGCGTGAGTGAAAGGAGCGATGCGGATGCGGACGAGGACGCCCGCGCCGGCCGCGGCATCCACCGCATAACCCACGCAGAAGTGGCCGGAGGTCGTGTCGGTGTTGACGAGGGGATCAGCCGAGGAGGTGGCTGCGGTGATGGCGACCGAATCGCCGCGGGCGATCGCGCCGCCTGAGAGCATGTACATATACGAACCGGAGCAGGCGACTTCAGTATAGTCACCAGCCTTGTAGAGGTTCTTGCGCTCGTTGTAAGGTATGACGCCGAAGATTGTCGCGTCCGTGGGGCCGGTCTGACCGTCCACGAGGATCGCGCCGGAGGTGCCGGCGACGAGCTTCACAGGCGAGCCGACCTGGAGGGTCGTGATCGAGCTGGTCGGCAGGATTTGAACGGACACCACGTCGGGCGTCGGGATTTGGTCGAGCGCACCCAGGATTGCGGCCTGAGTGAGCGAGTTCATTGGCTGAGTTGTATAGGCCATGTTGATTGTCTCCTAGTTGGTGGGTGGATCGAAAAGTCAGTACCGTTTCCGGCCGCGTTCGAGCTGCTCGCTGATCGAGCCTGAGTTCTGCTCATACACGACCTTGTTGCCACCATTGATCGGGGCTTGGCGGAGTTCGTTGAAGGCTTTCTTACCCTCGTTCTTCCGCTGCTCCTCAGCAGCTGCGTTTTTGCGCTGCTCTTCGGCAGCGGCTTTCTTCTGCTCATCCATAAGCAGGGCATTCTTCCGCTCCGCCTCTTCCTTCTTTTTCTTCTCCTCCTCGTCGGCGGCGTTCTTGCGAGAATTTTTATAGCAGTTGACCAGCTCGCTGTGCTTGACACGTTGACCGTCGATCTCCCACTCGTCGTCCTGACCAACCTGGGTAGTGGCGATGGCCTTGGCAGAGTCGAGGATCGTCTGGCCAAGTTCGTTCAGGCGAACAGGGTTGCCGTCAATGACCAGTTGGGCATCGACAGCCACGTCAGACTTCTGTTCGGTGACGGTTTCGATTTCCTTGCCGTCCGCACCATTGGTGCGCGTGACAATTTTCTTGATGAGCTTGAATACTTTCATGGTGGGATCGGGATGGGTGAGGGAATTGAGACGGAAAATGGAGTCCCCGTAGCGGGGCTTCGAGACGATGGCGAGGTGGTTGAAGCGGATTTTCTTGATCTCTTTGTTGTATCTGATGTTCTGATACACCCCGCCCGGCCCCCATTCGAGCACCTCGTACCCGATGGACGGCGTAAGCCCGCGGCGGATGCCGCTCTTGGCTTGGTCAGTCTCGACGGTCGTGTCGCACCAGTACCAGCCGTCGTCGGCATTGAAGCGGCCGGCGCCCGCGCGCCCGTTCGCGATGTCAACGGAAACGAGCTGCGACATATCGTCGGGGTGGTCGAGCGTGAGGGGGATGCCCTCGATCGAGGCTAGAGCCTCGTCAATCGTCTCCTTGCGGAGCAACTCGATTCCGCCGCCTGGCATATCCTTGTAGGACACGAGGCCCGGCGTGAGGAACTTCACCGAGGCGACCTTCGCCTCCGGCGCAAAATTGAATCTGCCGTTTTCGCTGAAACGGACTTCAACCTTATCAGCTACCGCGGGCACTCATAGTGAGGCAGGACTGCACCAGGCGCGCTGATAGCGAACTGGGCTTGCAGTCTCGATAGGGCTGTTTCTTTGTTCTTCAACTCCTGAGCAATACGACAAGACTTGCCCCGCATGTCAACAATCTCTTTTTTCAACGTCTCGATCTGACGCGCTATGACGTAGCGCGGGAGGCTGGGAGGAGCTTCAAGTTGTGCGATCATTTTGGATACACGAGGATGGGCCGGGCCACACACCGGCAAGGGCCGTAATCTTGACCAGGGTTGCGCCGCCGTCCGGTGGCGTGATCCACGATCGGCGGATTGGCCCACTGAAAAATGCGCCCGTCGAGGTACTTGTGATCGTTGCCGTGCGGATTGTCACGCACTTTACTGTCGTGAGAAGTGCTCCAGACGTACTCTGTGCTCCCGAGAGCCCGGTATCGGGCCTCCCGATACTGGCTCACCGCAAGGCTGGCTTCGCTATCCGCAATGAACGCCGCCTTGCGCTGCCCCACACCATACTCTGCTTTGATGAGTCCTTCGAGCCGATCCGCGCGACCGCCTGCAAAAAGGTTCTTCTGTACCTTCTGCCGCAGCTCCGCTGTCGTCTCCAAGGCGAAGTTCTTGATCGCGTAGTTGGCGTTCTCAGTAAGGTTGCGGCGCATGTTCTCCAGCACCCCTTCCGATAAGTCCGCCGGCACCCCGATGTCGTCAGGAACAACGGCCAAAGACCGGACGAACTGTTTCTGCAAGTCCCCCACGATCTTATCCACCGCTTTGACGAAAGCCAGGCCGGTTGACGCGGCGGCGATATTCGCCTCCATCGCCTGAAGGGTGTTCGTGATCTGGGCGTGCAGCGCTTCGCTCTTCGCCTTCGAGGTGCTGATGGCGGTACGCAGATCGAGCGGCATCTTGTGCAGGGGCAACTCGAACACGTCCCCACGCAGAGTAGCGCCGAGCGAACGCAACTCCTTCGAGATCGCCGCCGAGAACTGGCCGGTGAAGACCCCCTCTGCATACCAGACTTGGCCCGAGCTGAGCGCTGTCCTCAGTGCTGAGGTGACGGCATTGACCCGCATGTTCTCCTCCAAGATCGCGAAGAGTGGATCGTACACGACCTCCCGGAGGTAGGCCATCAGCTCGGACTCGATGGGCTCGTTGTAGCTCTCTCTGGCGTAGATCGGTTCGAGGGTGATCTTCACGCCGCGGCTTTCTTCGCTTCCGTAGCCTCCCCCTGATTGGGCAGCGTAGGCTCAACATCGCGCAAACCCTGCCCGACCTCGGTCGCAATCGGCAGGAGGTTGTCCTGCTTGAGAATCTTGCTCGCCTCGATGCCAGTGATGAGGCGCTGTTGAAACAACGCGAGCGTGCGGTTCTGCTGGGAGGTCTTCACCTCCTCCTCCTCTTTGGCATCGAGGATTTTGAGCGGCTTCCACGCGATCTGGTACTCCGGGATCAACCCGAAAAGCTGCTGACAGCGTAGATCGAGGATGGCAGTCATCACCGGCTCCGCCTCATAGCGCACCTGCTCCACGATCGAGTTGTAGTTCTCCAGCGAGTCCTGGCCACCGCCGAACCCGGTCGCGGACTGGCCGAACAGTTTGTTCATCGGAATCTTCAACGCCGACGAAAGGTTCAACCGCAGCTCGTTCCACAGCTCCGCGAGTCCCGACCAGGTGATCTGCTTCTGCTCGTACTTGTCCTCGCTGTCGTGGACGAGCGCGTTCTGGTAATTCTTGAGGCGGTTCGAGAGCGAGATGCGCCGGGCGGTGTTCGCCGAGCCTTCATCAGTAAGGAGGGAGTCGTTGAAACCCTGGATGCCGTACACGTCGATTTTGGCCTCGTCGATCAGCTCGAAAATGAGGTTCTCGAATTTCACGAACGAGTTAATCGCCCGAATACACGACTCCAACGAGGACATCCCCCAACCCTGAAGTCGGAGCCGGATATAACTGGGAGCCTCGGTGCCGAGCACCTTGACCACGCGCGAGCGATGTAGTGGCAGCCCGTAATAGTTGAACGGGGTCTCGTTTCTGTTGTTCCAGATGTCCGTCTGCGACAAGATCAACTCCCAACGGTCGGCGGCGAGGAACTCCAAGGGTGAATCTTTGTCGATCCGTTCGATCTCTAAATCACGATTGAAAGGTTGATCCGTGTTGATGATGAGGCCGGCGCCGCCGTAGAGCCGCGCCCAGTTCAAGACCGCTTGAGCCGTGTGAATGTCCGAATTACCCAGATTGTAACCGGCGTTCGGCGTCACCGGCTGAACGAATCTGTTTCGCCCGCGGGGACGCTTGATCGTATTCAGCAATTTGGTCACATCTTCTGGGGCCAGCTCCGCTGAAGTGATTGTGAAGCCCCCACGAAAAGCGTCGGCGACCGGCTGACAAATGATCGTTTGAACGAGACCCTGACACATGAAACTGTAACTAAGCCCTATTCTGTTAAGAGTGAACGGTGAGTACGCGTTTCCCTCGATCAGTGTCCAAGGCTGCGCGATCGTTTGACCTGGGCCGAATGGTACGCTGAGCTGTCCTGACAGCCCATCCACCATCTCTTGAAGCCCATTTCGCCGAACCGCGCGCGGCTCGTAGGTGGTGACTGTTTCCATGTTGGAGCTACCCTCTAATCCGGCCCCGTTCGCAGGTCAAGCGTGGAGGATGACCGGATGACCGGCCGATGTTCCCCAACATTCCCCGCGCGCGGAGACCGCACCCTCCGCCAGTAGGGACTATGCGGATACGCCGCGCTGGTCAAGCCCTCACCCACTGTGGTCGGATACGCCCGCTCTTCACCCAATGCTCTTGACCGTGAACTTCCCCTGAAGGGGCATGCCCTTTGGTGATTGGGTAGGTTTTGCTGACTACCCCATTGGCATACAGATTGACGCTCTCCACCTCAACGTAATGGACATCCCAATAGGTTACGTCCATGCCGAGGAACTTAAATCTCGGCATACCTAATCTTTCTCCGCAGGGGCTCGTCAGCGGGCATCCCAAATGCGGCTGACCATAGGGTTCACGGAGGTTGACGGTTTTAACCCCGAGGTCGGCCAACCGAGCTAGAGTGTTGTAGATGTCTCCGCCAACTGTTTCTGGGCAGAGCACCATATTAATCTTGATTGGCATCCCAGGCTTAATCCTGAAAATGGCGCCCACGTCTGGGGGTTCGCCACAACCCATCGTCTTTCCATAGATTCCCCGGTCTAGTGAAGTAATTGAGATACTCGCCTTATCATAAAGACCCCAAGTCTCTGGATGCCTCACCGCCGCTACCCCATTCGTTCGGATGCCCAGCTTGCATCCAGGCAACCGACTCCTGAGAAATCCGCAGAGTTCCGCATGGTGCTTGTAGAGGAGGGGGTCGGTATTGCTGCCGGTGAGATTCACTTCACCCACTCGATGCTGTAGGCACTCAGCCACAAAAGCCTCTAAGTTGTCCAGTGGCCAAAGTTTCAAATTGTTCAGTGGGTCTAGCGCCATCATGTGCTGACCGATGCAGAAATAGCAGGCACGATTACACGGCCCACTGAGGTGTATATTACCAAACCAGTGCGAAAACTGACCTGTGGAATTTAGGCACCCCATAAACTTATGCAGCTTGCTTCCGCTTCCCGAGCACGTTGAGAATGCTCGTGGCTTTCCCCAGTGTCAGTCCGACACCATCAGCGAACGCATCGCAGTTATGAACGAGGACGCCGTTAGCGAAATACTCTGGCGGCCCATCCACTTTCAGGTTGTAGACTGGGCGCGTCCGAGGCTCCATCTGAACCGCAAGGCAGTAGTTCCCATCCCTAATATCCTGCATCCGCTGGAACCTACCCTCATGCCAAACTGGGTGGTTCCCGGTACCAATCACCCTATTCAGATCATCATCCTGATACTGGTAAAGCTCGCTGCTCTCCCCCGTCTTGCCAGAGATTACCACTGGAAACCATCCTTCTCTAGTTGCTACTTTGTCCCCCACTTTGACCTCCTCGATGGGCACCGCCCCCCGCCAGCAGCTTATCAACGTGCCTGCGATAAGGCACTGGTCATCGAGCGTGCTCTTCCCATCCGCGCGGAACGAGGCCAGCTCGACCTCGAACGCCGGCAACCAGGGCATCCCCCGCGGGAGATAGACCATGCCCGTCTCCTGGTAGGCGAGGATCGACTTGATGCGCTCGACCTTGTCGGTGAGCCGGATGATGCCCTTCGCCGGGATGCCTTTCTTGCGCATCTCCAGCATCAGGTTGTAGCCGGCGCCGGCCTCCTCGATCGCGATGTAGTGCATCGGCGAGGCCGACTTGTGGTGCTTCTCGTAGAACTTGCGCGCGTTCATCAAGAGCAGCGACGGCTCCCACTTGCCGCGAATCTGGTCGATCAGGAACGCGCGCTTGAGCGACCGACCCCAGCACTGGATCACCGCATAGTCGTTGTGCTGCTTCCCCTTCAACGCTGTGTCGGCCGTCATTATCTTCATCTCGAAGCGCGGCGGCGAGTCAGGATCATAGTATCTGAAGTTGGCAAGTTTGATGAGGTTGCCCCCGAGGACGATGGGCTCCTGCTGGTACTGGCAGGCGAAGGCGTAGGGGTTGGCTGCCTCGGTCTGGAGAAGCGAGCGCGTGTCCACCGTCTCTGGTATGGTGCTCTCCCCATCCACCATCGCGGGGAATTTGATCGTGAAGCAGTCGTCTGGATAGGTCTCCTGAATGTAGCCGGGGAGATCGTCCGTGGCGAGCCGCTGCGCGCAGATGATGATGGGGGTCCACCGCGATGAGTTGCGCCGGGACTTGAGCGTATTCTCAAACCAGAACCGCAGTTGCTCGCCCACCACGCGCGAGAGCGCCTCGTCCGGCTTGGCCGGGTCGTCGAGGATTATCATGCCGCCGGCCTGCCGCTTGAGCCCGGCGCCGAGGCCGGTAAGCGACCCGCCAACGCCGTCGCCGTAGACCTTGCCGCCGGCCGTCGTAGAGAATTGGTCAGATTGCCGGAGCTTGCCGAGGCGGGTGGGGAATAACTCTTTGTACCATGGAGAATCGATCGCCTGCTGGACGTAGCGGACGCTAGTGGTGGCCAGCTCGTTTGAGTAGCTGACGGTGATGATCTGCGCATCAGGGAAGTACGCGAGCGTCCAGCATTGCAACGCTTCCATAAGCTTGGTTTTACCCACGCGCGGGGGGATATTCACACAGATGAACGCCTTGTTCAAGTCGCCGAGCACCGCCTTTTGCAGCACCTCGCAGACGTGCCGGTGCAAGGGCTTCAACGGCAGCTCCAGGTTCATCAGCGGCACGAAGCATTGGCTGAAAAAGTCCCAGAAGGAGATGAACTGTGAGGTGTCGATCATACCCCAAAATACTCGTTCGCTAGTTTGGCCACGAACCCCTTAAACTGTTGATCTCCCATCTCACCGATGCACCTAGGCTCAGGCTTCGGGAGGTTGAGATAGTACCTACCCGAATCGTCGATTGCTCCGAACTTCTTTCCGGAACCCCGCTCGATGTAGAAGACGACCCCAACCCACCCATCACGGTAGTTGTCGATGGATGCAGCTATGAAGTCGAAGAGGTACTTGGGAACCTCCGTCCAGTCTTCGGGGATGCAGCGGTTCATAGGTAGATGCTCTCCCCCAACGGCAGCCCGTTCTCCAACTTATAGACGACGATCTCGTGGACGTGCTCAGCGCTCTCGCGCAGCCTGTTCTCGTACACCCGCGCCTCACCAATGATGCGCACGCGCGTAATGAAGCAGCGCCCGTCGGGCTCAAGCGAAGTGATAACGCGCGCGTTACCGACGCACGTCGCGCGCACGAACCGGGGGCAGACCGACTGGAGTTCTTGGATCATCTGCGGCAGACAGATCGAGAAGTTGCAAGGATACGGTTCATCTTTTTTGTCTGCTCGTGCACCCTGATTTTGAGCCCATGCCGTAGTTTGTACCCTCGTGCTTTCCAACCGTGGCCACCTCCCCCCAGATACCTCCGGTCATCTGGGTGAAGGTCGCCAGTGAGACTCATCGCGAAGAGGGCATCCAGCCGCTCCTCGCGTGTCTCGGCGTTGCTGATGAACCCGCGGAACGGGTGCTGCACGCGCTCCGGCTTAGCGACCGCCACCGGCTTCGGAGCTGGTGGATTGGCTCGGTAGGCTAGGAACCGCTTGGTGAGTGTGTTCATAGCGCATCCCCCAGGATCGCCTTGAGCCAGGCGAGCATTGTCCTGTCGTGATACGGCTGGCTGCTTCCACTGCTGAAGTTGGGCGCCCATCCGTTCATACCACGTCCTCATCCGCGACGACCACGGCCTCGCTGTTCTCCAGCTCCAGCACCTCGCCGCCTTTCTCCTTCGCCATCCGCAGCGCCATGATGCGGTCCACGATCGACATCGCGTGGACGCCCTCGGGAAGGGAGCTGTCGTTGCCCACGAGGATCGCCTGCGGGGACTTGCCGTAGCCGCGCTCCAGCAGTATCTCCCAAGCACGCAGGCGCACCGCAAGGGGCGCGTGAACGTCCTCGGCGATCCTGACGATGCCCATGATCGCCTTCGTGGTGTACTTCCGCGCCAGCTCCACCATCTGCCGCGGGTCGCGGCGGGTGAGCTTGCTGGTGCGGTTGCGCTCAGCTACATGAGTGTTGTCCATATCAGCGTGGGAGCTTGTAAAGATCTATCTTACAATCGTCGAGCAGTCGAAAGATCCGATCCTGCTCACGCACCGCGGCAGCGATGGCCTGATCCTGCTCACGCACCGCGGCAGCGATGGCCTGATCCTGCGCCGACTGCCACACCTTCTCCGGCGGGAGACGGTAGAATGCGGAGAGATTCCGTCTCGCCCTCTCCATGAACGCGGAGAAGTCTTCGGTGGGGTCCCCCACCGCGATCTTACCTGGTGCGGGTTTAGCCATCAATCCCCGCGCCACGAACGGCAGCGCGGCGAGGCATTTCAGAAAATTACGACGCGTAGTCATCATATTAGGTTTCTCCGCTGATACGCTAAGTCCTGCTGTTTGAGGTGGTCAATGCAAAGGTGGCGCCGTGCGGCCGGCTTGCCGCACAGCCGACAGCGCTTCTTCCTCTCCCGGCGCAGCTGGTATTTCCTCTGCCTGGAGATGGGCTTGTCCGTCAGGTCGTCTTGGATGGGGGCACTCATGGTTGAATTGCGCGTGCTGCGGCGTGGCGGGCGAGGGCTGCTTGTAGCTTTTCAATCGCCGTATCTTGAAGATCAGCAGAGCAGCCGTTTTCACGAAATGGCGGTAATACGCAGGCAACTTTGCACATCGGTTCAAGCTGCGCTGCGATCACTAGCGCCATCGCATTCGCCAACTCCCGCTCGGCGGCAAGTTCGCGCTCAAGGGTGCGGGCGAAAGACGTAAGGACAAAATCTTGCTTACGTTTTTTGCCTGAAACTGACGTAAATACACAGGCTTTGTCCGTCCTAGGCGTCGGCCTCTGCTGCGGTGCGTCGTTGGGTAGGGTCATGGTTGTTCGTGTAGATATTGTTGCATGCGTAGTTTCTTCCGCTGGCAAGCCGCGCTAATAAATGTCCTTGGCTTCGGTCATAAGCTGCAAGGCTGCATTGAGGTCGCCAAGTTCGTTTTCCAGTAACGCGCGGTTGGTGTCACCCTCTGGGTCGTTCGGATGCGTGCTATCGTATCCGTGCCGAAGTATCTTGCCGATCACTTGGATCACTTCGCCGCACTCCTCTGCGAGCAACATAAGGCGTTCGGCTTGGGCTGGATTAAGTTTATTGAATGGCGTGCTCATAAATTTGGTGCGGGCTGGCGGGGTGGCTTAACATATTTCACGACATTTAGGCCTCTTCCAAATGCTCCGTTCCAGAATGCGCTTCGTTCGCTCTTTGGTAGGCTTTTAGTCAGCCAGTCGAACGCCTCATGTGGTTGCCATTCTTGCGGCAAATCGCTCGGGATGCGCTTACAGTTTATCACGGCCCACCATTCGATGAGTCGTTGACGTGGTATGTTTGTGAAGGGCGTGCTCATGGCTTTTGCGCGGGTGCGAATAAAGTCGGCTCAGGGATGTGTTTCTCGGCTACGCAGATGGTGTCATTGTGACCGCCACCGTGCGCGACCAGCATAATCTCGATAATTTCAAACCCTCTTTTATTCCCCATTCCGGCGCTATTCCAACCGAAGGATAAAACCGTTGCGCAAGGAGCTAGTACCTTCATTGCTTCGGTGCGTACACGCTTGTATAGCGCCCCGTTTTGCGTCCCCTCCATTCCGACTTCCCTGCCTACGTTTTTATAGACCTCGCTGATTTGGCGCGGGCTATAAGGAGGATCAAAAATAAGCAGGTCTGCACTTACGCCTTTATCGGCCAGGGTTTTCAGGAAGTCCTGAGCATCCACTTTATCGCGCTCAAGATCGTTGTTGTAAGTAGCCCACTTTTTTTCTCCCGCAAATGGGTCAATACTAACCTTCGATTCCGACAGATAACGCTTCACAAAATCCCCAATGGGAGGGATAGAAAATGTACGCTTGTCGGGCATGGCCCATATGCGAGAAAATACCATGCTATTTCCCTCCCGGTTGCTGCGACATGGCGGCTGGCGCTACTGAGTGAAAAGTTATCTTCCCTTCGTTATCTGTTACTTCAAGGGTATCGCTTTCAAAACCGAAACATGGCCGCATATGGTGAGCGGCTTGTTCCGCCGTTTCTGTGCGAAGGTGCATTTCTTCTCCCGAAGGCGTGCGGACGCGGAATGTTTGTTTCATAAAGTTTCTCCAGTGGTGGTAGGCGCGGACATGGCGGCGTTAAGCTTTAAAGGTTTTGAGTGGGCCAGTTTTTGGGCCTCGTTTATCGTTTCTACAAGTCTTTGGGTGGATTGATCTGCAAGGGCGTTGACTGCGGCAATAAGTGCCGGCCCAGTTAAACCGCCGATATACATCCCTCCCGGCGCTTCTAAATTCACGGCATCGACTAAATTACGAAGTGCTTCTCGCAACCGCGCCCCAACCTTCTTCGCCTGCGCAAGTGCGGCTTCAGCTTGCGCGAGCTGGCTATCGCGAACCTTTTTATATTCTTCAAAGGCAGCCAGTCGAGCTTCATGCCGAGATAGAAGCAAGTCTAACTGTGCTTCAAGCGCTGCAACGGCGCGGGCTTCGAGGTTGGCGAGGAGTTGGGCGGCTTCGTTATCCAAAACCTCTGTAATGATTTCGCAATATGGTGCGAAAACCTTGGTGACAAGATCGTGATGCCTCTGCTCGACCTTCGCCTCGGTGGGCTGGCCTGCTGGTTGGGTGGGTGATGCGTCGTTCATGATCTCATTCTCCGAATCGCCTGTCTGGTTCTAAGTTTGGCTATTTCAAGCTCTACAAGTATGGCGATTTTTTCCTGAATTTCCTGCGACCACACGATGATATTTTCTTGTTGGCTGTCGGTGATGTCCCGCCTATCTTCGCCATCATAGTGAGATTCTGATCTAAGCCATGAAGCAACAACACCCAATGCTTCAGCTTGGATATCAGCTTTGTTTATTTTTGCCGTGCTCACGCTCCACCCGCTTTCTGGGCCGCGTGCGCGGCGAGGATGGACTCAGCACGTTCGATAGCCTTCTTTGAAGTTACGACTCCGTCCAGCGCCGCTGCCAGATCCGCGTTCGCGCGGCGCAGGGCGTCTCGCTCGCGCATGCAAGATTCCAACCATCTTCCAATCTGGTCGCGATCTTTAACAAGCAAATCCTTTTTCGCCTGTTCAAATTCCAGTTCCGCCCGCAGCGCGGCGTTCTCGCGTTCTCCCGACAACTGTATTTCGTCGATCAAAACCTTCCCGTTGGGGTGACGATAAGCCACAACCCGTGCACCCGTTTTCTCGTCGTTAACGATGGACATGGCGGATTGCTGGATAAAGGACTTTCTCTGCGCCTCGGTCAGCACACAGCGAGCTAACATTGCACTGCTAAACATCGCGGAGTCGTAGTGATCTTCCGGCGTCGGCACGCTGGCGGGTGGGTGGGCAGGATCGGTGTTCATGGAAGCAGAGGGGATACTATCTCCACCGAGGGAGCAAGCTGTTTATGTTGACACCAAGCTATGTAGTGGGGATTCAGTGGGTTGTGGAGTATAATTTCCTGTTGACACTTCATAACTCTCGCACGTTGACATAACATATTCCCCACAGATATTGCGTTGACATAACATATTCCCCACAGATATTGCGTTGACATAACATATTCCCCACAGATATTGCGTTGACATAGCATAACTCTCGCGCGATTTGGTGTACGGGGGGAGGTGGCCGATTTTCGATGAGACTCTTTTTGAGCTTTTCACCAGGTCGCAGTTATCCCATAAACCCCTAATGCTGTGCTACTTATGTAAGCTACTTCGCACAGTAATCAATATGTCCAATATTAGGTAGTTGCTAGAATGCCAAAGAGTTACGTGGTTTCCAGTGGGTAGCTGCTGCACGGCCAATCATGTAATTCAACAACTTACAGATCCGTGCTAGGGTGTAGACCTAATCTTGAGTATGTTTACTAGTCTACTAAACTAATGAACTTACTCAACTTGAGGATTGCAATGGATTGCCCCCCAATTCCACCAGGCCACCACTTGTTTTTTACCATTGTCGGCGCCGTCAACGTGAGAATACATTTCGCGTACTACCACACTACCACACAGACCCCCCATTTTGAAAGTCTCCCTAAAGATTTCTACTTTGAAAATCACGTCATTTTCCCGTACCCGCTTAAACTTTTATCAGCCATACGGATTACTAACGACTTACCAAAGTTGGACCCCTCGATCTTTCATTGGTATCCTTTACAACTACCATACTACCATACCGGGGGTTTTACCCTATCTGCCATATGGCAAAAAAACGTCAACATAACGTCAACATATTGGGGGTTATACCCTAGAGAGGTAGGGGATATACCCCAATTGTGGCATAGGTAATCAACCCTATAGATACTTACCAAGTATTCTGATATTGTGTCAACGTAATTATGAAAATCCGCTACTTCACCACCACTTCCGAGGCTAGCGCTTGGCTCGCCTCTTTCTTACTTGTCAACGCAAACGCCTCTGGCTTCGTCTGGTCCCCTTCACCTTCGCACATAACAGTGCACGTCTGCGTGAACGGGGTCCCCTCAATCCTCTAATCTCCTAACATGCACTACACCGTCTATTCCATCGCGACTGGCTTGCCAATCTATCGCACGCGGAGTCTCCAGCTCGCGCGTTTATTCGCTTCTCTCCGCAACTCACCCTATGGCCTCCCTTGGTACGCCGTAGAAGCTAGCTAACATTCCAGAGGGACTAATCACATGACATTCGATGAATTGGATTCTAAACTTGGTGGCAACTTAGTCGCCGCCAATTGGCATCGGCACTGCAATGGGGGCGGCTGGATTGAGAATACCGCTACCGTTGAGGACTCCGCCTATATCGGGCCGGGCGCTCAGGTTTACGGCAACGCTCAGGTTTACGGCGACGCTCGGGTTTACGGCAACGCTCAGGTTTACGGCAACGCTCAGGTTTACGGCGCCGCTCAGGTTTACGGCAACGCTCAGGTTTACGGCGCCGCTTGGGTTTACGGCAACGCTTGGGTTTACGGCAACGCTCGGGTTTACGGCGCCGCTTGGGTTTACGGCAACGCTTGGGTTTACGGCAACGCTTGGGTTTACGGCGACGCTTGGGTTTCCGGCGACGCTTGGACAACCTCCCCGCTATACGTCGCGGGATCCCGCTACTCCCTCACTAACGCGAAGCACGGCCATATTCAGATTGGGTGTAAGTGCCATCCCTTCGCTTGGTGGCTAAGCTGTGCTGCGGAGGAGCTGGCTAGGCGCGAAAACTTCACGGCCGAAGAAATTGAAGAGTATCGCCAACTTATTGAACTATTCGTCAAAATTGGAAAGTAACCGCTATGAAAAAGAACTTAACAGACTCAGAAATCGCGCATGTTTGGGTGAGCGGCGCCGCTGCTTTTGGGCACACCCCAATAGCAACCATTGGCAGGAACGGTCCGCAGTATCGGGGGTACCGTCAACACTTTGACGGTGATGCCTTCTACAGCTACAGCACCGTCATCACCCGGCGCCTTGGGGGCGCGTATATCCTCGATGAGTCGAACTTCGGACCGACTACCCGCAAGCACCTGGAGGGTATCCGTTCAGCGTTGCGTGGCAGGGAGGACAAGACGTTCCACGTCCATTGCGGCACAGTCGGCCAGGACCTCAAGTTCACTCCTGCCAGATTGCGGGATTACTACTGGCTGGAGTTCCAAGGGGCCGCGGCCGCGCGTTCTAAAGTGTCAGCTGCTCGGGATACTCTCATCCGCGCGAGCCGTTTGCAGTCAGCCATTGACGTTTGCCAGTACTATGGGCTTGGCGCCAAGCGCTTATTCAAGGCGCAAGCAGCGTTTGAGCCTGTAGTGCTTGCGGCTCGCGCGTTGCTCGCCGCGCATGATAAGGCAGTCGATGACCGCAGAGAGTTGAAGAGCATCAAGGACAACATGGCGCGCGTCAAATACGGCTCGTTGGATGCCGCTAGGGCGATAGCGCTTGCTCGTGCCGTGCTGGCAGGGGAGAAGTCTTTCACAGATGACATGCTCTTCCGGGCGCATAGCGGATTCGGCTACCAGGACTACTATCTCAGCGGCCTGCCAGAGTTGCAAGCCGCTATTCGTGCCAAGCGCGCGGAGGAGATTGCTTCACGGCCGGCGCGTTGGCTGGCAGGGGAGGCGGTCTGCCTGCCTGATGTGTGCAACTCGCCCACCCTTTGCCGGCGCGAGGGGGAGGAGCTGGTCACAAGCCGCGGCGCGCGGGTACCCATGGCGGCCGCTGAACGCGTCTACAAGTTCGCCCAGGCGCGCCGCGCGGCCGGCTGGCATCGCAACGGCGAGACTTGCGAAGTGGGGCACTACTCCCTCGATGCAGTGAACGCGCAAGGCATCGTTGCGGGATGCCATCGCATATCCTGGGAGGAGATTGAACGCTTCGCCAATCAGGAGGGATGGACCGCATAGTCGAAACCCCCGCAAGGGGGTATGCGCGCATGGCAAAGCCGCACTGATGAGACAACGCCAAACAACACACTAGAGGGACTAATATGAACAACTTGATAAATGGGGTATGCGTACCAGTCACTAGGCTGGCGGACATCGTATGGGACTATGGCCAATATCTAAAAGCCGAATTCTCCCGCGCGGACCTATTGGAGGTGGGTGATGACGATGAGAGCAACGCAGGCGGAGACATCCGCTTGCAAGTTCACGCTGGCAGTTGGCGTACCTGGGAAGGGGATTCCCAGTTCGACACAGATCACCGTGGAGCTTGGGGTAGCGCATTCGTGCCCTATGGTTGCACGCGCGCACAAGCTCGCGAGGTGGCAGAAGAGCTTATAAACGACTGCGAAGGAGGGACTGAACTATGAAAGACTACCTCACTCGCCCACTGGCTGAAAGGCTGGCAAGGTTCAAAGCAAACCCCGCAAAGGGTATACCAGAGCTACGGCAAACCGCTGGCAATGCCGGCGCGCCGTTCAAGGTTGGCGGATACACCATGCGCTGGTATGAGGACACTAGCTTCGCGCGTTCCGTGCGGCTTGCGCACGAGGTGGTCAAGTTGCGCCATACTGGCTGGTATCTGGACAACTTCCAGGAGGAGCTTGCGCGCGGAGTCGTGCTCACCCTATCGCACGGCCGTTTTATGGCTGGCATAACCACTACTTATGACTCCTCTAGCGCCGCTATGGTGGAGAACTGCATCTATGACGATGAGCGCAGCGCAGCTAGCGCGGCCGATGCAATGGCGCAGCGTTATGCGGAGGATGCCAAGTCGCAAGCGGAGATACAGATTGAGAACAGGCACGAGGAGATAACCGCCATTCGTGCCAAGGTCTGCCAGCTCGCGCAAGGCATCCGCAATTGCGGACCACTAGTCCCAATCGTTTGCGAACAGCTCCGCATGGACATTCGCCGACTCCTCGCCGACAAAACGCGAGCGTTCAAACGCATCGCAAAGATGAAGAGCAACTATTGGCTGGCAGTTGAGTAACACACTTTCGCGGTTAGTCCCTCGGACCTGGCGGCCGGTTAACCCAACGCTCCCTACGTTGGGCGCCGGCCGCCTTGGGGACCCCGCACTTACTACCATGATAATCCAAGATGACAGGACAGCAGAGCAGAAACTAACTCACACCATTGGCATCGTTGCACGAGACAAGTGCCTGAGCGGTTGGGGTTATGCCGCGAACGGCGCGAGCCGTTGCGCTTGGGCAGTCGATCAAACCACCGTCAACCCTGACAGGGTGTTCAACTGGGTGGCGAAGCGCAGTGAAATGGTGTATGTCAACATAGTGGATTTGCGTACCTATCGCGCGCCGCGGGGCACTGCGCACTTTCACATATACGTCTGTAATCCTGGACATCCGGCCGCCTATGGCTAATATCCCAACGCTACCCCCTGCCACGAGGATTGACGCAGTGCGCGTCATCCAGGCAGGCGAACACCTACGCATCGCGCGAGCACTGGCTGACAAAGCTAGGTGCTCTGCGCTTGTCTCTGCGATTGACACTGCTCTAACCTACCAAGCCAGCGCAACGCGGCTCATTGCCGCGCGCATCTCCTCCACTTATGACGATTGAATACGTTCCCGGTAACCAGTTCACGCAAACGCTCCTCTGGGCTCGCATCCTCTCTCATCTCAACGATGAGCCCGGTGGCCATGTCGAAGTCATTGCGCGCGAGCATAAGCCGGTATGGATCATGCAGCAAGTTGAGCGCAACCAGCTCGGCAAGAAAGTCGTTTTCCTCCATGCCAAGCACGGATAACCCAACGCTGCCCCTCGCTTGGCTAGGCTACGCATCCGGCCACAAGGGCATCACGGTGCGCATTTGCGCCTGGTGTCCTGACAAGGAGCAAGCTGAGCGCGAGGCCAAGCCGCACCAAGTGACGCATACAATCTGCCCAGCGTGCTATGCACGCATGATGGAGAAACGAGCGCTTGACTAACTCCCTTTCGGCCGGCCGCCTTTGGCGCCGTTGTCCTGGGCCGCCTCGGCCTTCGCTTGCGAGGTCTGGCTGCCCAGCTTCGCGCCGGCAGCGGGCGAGTGCCGTATCGCGAGCTTGACGGCGGCGCCGTGGAGCCCCGCGGCTACGTTCTCATTGTGGCGGATCACGCCTTGGAATCGAGTATCCATGCCAAACCCCGTTAACCCAACGCTCCCCCGCGGGCAATAAAAAACCGCCACCCTCGCGGGCGACGGTTTTTTCTCCATGCGTCAAAGAACAGAATCATGAGAGCACCTTCGCTGCTCCAAGTCAAGCTTGACAATCAACACACCGCTCTGTTCGCTCAAACCCATGTCCCCTTCAACTGTGAGCCGCGCGGCGGCGCTATTAGGCGCGAAGGGCGGCGCGAAACGCAAGAAGCATAAGCTCCGTTTCCAGTTCGCGCGCAAGGCCGGCATTGCTTCAGGGCGCAGTCGGCGGAGGAGCAAAGTGCGGGTCACGAGTAAACTCACCGTCGTTACGACGCGGTTAGTGCATCCGCTTCGAGTGCGAGTAGAATAACCCAACGCTCTATGCGCTATTTCACCGGCTCAGGCTCAGACCTGGGGAGCGTCTCCGCTCTCCCCCACACCACCTTCGCGCAGCTCTGCGCGGCGGAGCTGTCGAAGCCGGTCAAGCTCGATCTCACCCATGCGGCCTACGCCGCGCTCGACAAGGACGGCCAGTCGCGCGCGAAGCGGGTGCGCTACCTCGTGCCGGCGCAGTTCAAGGGCAACCCCTCGCGCCGCGTCACAGGCGAGGCCGTGCGGTGCAACCTGGTCGCGCTCGACATCGACGACAGCAGGGAGGCCGCGCGGCTGCTCAGGCAGAAGTGGTCGGACGCGATGAAAGATTACGCGTTCGTCGCGTACCACACGGCCAGCTCGACTCGCGAAGCCCCACGCATACGGGTCATCGTCGCCGCTGACGGGCTTGCACTCGCGCGCTACGGCGCCGCAGTGCAGACGGTGGCCGACATGCTCGGGCTCTCCTCGGTCACGCGCGAGTCGATGGTGCCGGTGCAGCCGATGTTCTGGCCGACGCGATTCGAGGACGATGAGGGCACGGCGCCCTACATCGCCTACAACTGGGAGGGGGATCAGTTGGTGGACGCCGACCTCCTCGACGATGCGGACAACCCAACGCCTCATGCCCCCATCACCGACACCCAGCTCGGGAACTTGGAGTTCCTGCGGGCGCCGATGGAGGGGATCGGCCTTGACGACGCGCGGGCCGCCCTCGCGGTCCTCGATCCTGACATGCCGATGCAGCAGTGGATCGAGATCGCCGCGGCCTTGAAGCACCAGTTCGACTCCGACGACGCGCTGGCCGTATGGGACGAGTGGAGCAGCAAGGGGAAGAAGTACCCAGGGCAGGAGGAGCTGGGCTACCGCTGGTCAACCCTCAAGGCCCAGCCGGCCGACCGGGCGCCGGTCACCATCCGGTCGCTGTTCAAGCAGGCGCAGGCGCGGGGATGGGTGAACGAGACCCTGACGAAACGGCTCTACGTCTCGCAGCTTGAATGGCTCACGTCGCCCGCGCGCTCAGGGGAGGAGCTGCTCGACAAGGGGGCGCAGAGGATCGCCTCGGTCTCGCACGTCGTCGGCCAGCTGGAGCGCAAGAGCCTGATGACGGCGCTCAAGAAGAAACTCAACAATTTCGGCCACGAGATCGGGCTGGACGACATCAAGCGCGACGTGCGGCGGATCGAGATCGAGGCCGCCCGCAGCTCAGGGATACCGAGCTGGGCCAAAGGCATCGTCTACGTCACCGCGCTCAACTGTTTCTACCGGCCCGCGGTGGATCGACGATTCGCCCCTGACGTGCTCGATCTCATGTACCGGGCGCCGCAGATCGGGGAGGACAAGCCTCCGCGGCCACGCGACTACCTCGTGCAGGCCATCGGAGTGAGCCAGGTGGAGAACCTGCGCTACGAGCCCAGGATGGGCGACAAGGTGGTGTTCCTCGACGGGGGCGTGCCCTACGTCAACACCTATAAACCTACGTTCGCGAAACCCAACGCTGCGCGTGCGCAGGAGGCCGGCGACATTTTCCAAGCCCACATCAGCCGCCTCGTGGCCGAGCCCGAGTACCAGCGCACCCTGATCGACTTCCTCGCGTTCATGGTGCAGAAGCCGGGCGAGAAGATCAGATGGGCGACCCTGATCCAGGGCGGCATGGGCTGCGGCAAGACGTTCCTCTCGGTCGCGATGAAGGCGGTCCTGGGTAGCCGCAACGTGCGCAAACTGACCGCTGTGGACGTTGCCGAGGGCACGCACAACGCTTGGGCTTACGGCCAGCAGCTCATCACGGTCGAGGAGGTGCGCATCGTCGGCTCAAACCGGCACACGGTGATGGATCGACTGAAGCCCTGCATCTCCGACGACGACATCTCGCTCCACGTCAAGTTCGAGTCGCATCGGACGGTGCCCAACATCTGTAACTACCTCATGTTCACGAACCACCACGACAGCCTCGCGGTGCATGATGAGGACAGGCGCTATTTTGTATTGGCTTCGCCACTACAGCACAGGAAGCAGATCGCCGAGCTGGGCGAGGACTACTTCGATCGACTTTACGGCATGGTGCGCGACAACCCCGGAGGTCTGCGCGCGTGGTTCGAGCAGTGGTCGATCAGCCCTTCGTTCAAGGCTGATGGCCGGGCCCCATTGACGCCGTACCTGAAAGAGTTGGTAGAGGCATCGGCGTCTCCGCTCGCGGCCATCGTGGCGCAGACGATCGAGGACCAGCCGCACGCGCTCGTGCAGCGCGACCTCGTGTCGATCGGGTGCCTGCGCGGCTGCATGGACTCGACGCACCTTGCCGACTTCAGCGACCAGGCGCTCTGCAACGTATTGCGCGAGCAGGGCTGGTCCAAGTGGGGACGCACGATGATCGACGGCGCGCGGCACCAACTGTGGACAAAAAACTGCAAAACTAACCCGATGATAACAGCTTGCGCTCGGGCTGAAGTTTTGTAGTAGAAATACTTGACAAGTATCAGCCAATACGTTCTAGGTATCGCCCGTTCCCCATGAGACCATCTGACTTCGCCATCGGCTTCGCGCTCGTCGCCATCGGGTTTACACTTGGCATCCTGTTTATGCAGGTCGCTATAAACTTTCTCCCATGATCGACAAGAACGCCAACGAGTACGGCGCGCTCATCGCTATACAGGACGCGCAGCTCGCGATCTGGGGTCGGCGGCTCCTACCAGAGCTGCACGCCGAGATCGCGGAGTACGTTCGCTTATACAATAAGTCTGCACCTACGCCGAACGACCGCCACAACGTCTATCGTGGCCAAGACCTCGTCCAGATCATCATCGACTGGCCGTCGCCGGGAGGCGGTTATCCACAGCGCGGGGAAGACCTCATCTAATATGCAACTAAAAATCCAACAAGGATATCTACATGCTAGCCGCGTAACCCTGATATTGGAGCGTACTCCCAATGGGTATTCTGAGTTGTCGGGTCTCCTCGAACTCGCTGCAAAAGCTATAGCTCACCTCGAAACGCTCCCAGCGGATTCCCAACTCAGGGACTGCACAGAGATAGAACTCCCTTGGTACGTTCGCAAAATCACTACTGAACAAATTTGTCCGTAACCATCAACCACAGATAATCGCCAATGAACATCGAAGATAGACTCGACAAACTCACGGCTGCCATCGAGCAGCTCACCACCGCCCTCGTCAAACTGCCGACGCCGTCTGCGGCCTCCGCCGCCGAGAAGCCGAAGGCCAAAACCAAGACGGAAGTGCCGGCCCCCGCTGTGCCCGCCGAGTCGAAGGCTCCCAATAACGACGACATCCGCGCCGCTGCGCAGAAGCTCCTCGACTATGACAGCGAGAACAACAGCCAGAAGGGGCTCACGTTCCTCCAGGGGCTCAAGAAGGAGCTGGGCTGCAAAGCCTCGGACGCGCCGGCCGACAAAGTCGTCGAAGTCCTCGCCAAGATCAACGCCGAGCTGGAGAAGCTCGCCTCGGTCTGAACCAACTTGGGCAAGCGGGTAATTCCGCGAGCCCGGTAACCACACCGACGTGGCCAACGGCTTTGCCTTTGGAGCCGATAAGAAACAAGGGCAGCACTAGTTGAGTCTCGAAGCACCCTGAAAAGGTAGTGGCGAGATACTCACCGCTGAGGATCGGGTATCCTCCGATGTCCAGGCTGATCGGAGCAAGATGGGGCGATTGAGCAACCGGCCATATAGGTTGCTCACCAATTTTCCCAATGTCCACCCACGCACTACTCGCGCCGTCGTCTGCCTACCGCTGGTCGGTCTGCACCGCCTCCGTCGGCTTCATTGAAACCAATGCCTCGAAGCTGCCGAAGGGCAGCAGCGTCTATGCCGACGAAGGCACTCAGGCGCACGATCTGGCGGCCGCCATGCTGACCGGGCGCCGCCGCAAGTGCCTTGAAGTCGAGGTCGCTCAGTACGGCGCCGAGATGACGACGTGCGTGGAGTACTACGTTAACTTCGTCCTCGACCGCGTGGGTGAAGGTGACCGCCTCCTTGTTGAGCGCAAGGTGCCGTTGCTCTACTCCCCGTCGGATCGTGGTACCACTGACGCAGCTATCGTGCGTCGAAACGGCATCGCCATAGTCGATCTGAAGTATGGCGCCGGGGTCAGTGTCGAGGCGAAGGAGAACAAACAGCTCGCCATTTATGCCGAGTCGCTTATCCGCTCGCTCGAAGAGATCGAAGACTTCCCGGACGAGATGATCGTGACGATGGTGATCTACCAACCGCGCGACCGCAACAACCCTGAGCCAGTGCGGCAGTGGGCCGTCACTCGTGCAGAGCTGATGCGGTTCACTGACGACATCGCACTCACCGCGCATTCGATTTTGGCCGGCAATCCCGGCGAGTTCCACGCCGATCCCGACAAGCAGTGCCGGTTCTGCCCCGCTCAAGGTATCTGCGCGGAGTACGCAAACTACAGCATTCGCGAGTTGCAAGTCGTGCCAGCGGAGACCCTAGCGCTGCCGGATGCCGTCAGCCTCACGATGGATCAGAAGACCCGCATCCTGGCGGCGAAGAAGGGCTTCATCACGTGGCTGAACGGCATCGAGGATCAGATCATGGCGGAGCTGCTCGCCAATCAAGCCGTCCCTGGATGGAAGCTGGTCGAAGGCAAGAGCAACCGCCAATGGCGCGACCCCGACGCGGCCAAGCAGCTCCTTTCCAACCATCTCGCCGCCGATCAGATTCGGCCGCCCGGCGACGTGATCTCGCCCGCCGCTGCGGAGAAGCTGCTCAAGGGCATCGAGCTGTCCACCAAGTTCACCAACAAGTTCGCCGCGCTGATCGAGAAGCCGGCAGGAAAGCCAACGCTCGTGCCGGAGGACGACCAGCGCCCTGCGCTCAACTTCGATCCCACTAAAGCCCTCCAAGACGTGGACGTAATCTAGCCATGAGAATCAAAGGCCTCCCCCTTCGCCGAGTCACCGAGCTGCTTACCGGACCGCAAGTCACGCCGGAGGAGGCCGCGTTCATGGCCAACCTCCTCATCGCAGAAGGGGTCGAAGACACCAACCAGCTGAGCTTCGCCCGCTGGTGCGAACTATCTCTGAAAGCACATCAACTGTTCACCACTGAAACAACATGACACAAGAATCCGATCCCACTATCATCCACATCACCAACGCCCGGCTCAGCTTCCCGGCGCTGTTCGAGCCCAAGGCCGGCCCCGAGGGCGGCAAGCCCGCGTTCTCCGCCACGTTCCTCCTCGACAAGAAGACGCACGCCAAACTGATCGAGTCGATCAGCAAAGCCATCGCCCAGGTCGCCCAGGCACAATGGAAGGGCAAGTTCCCCGTCAACAAGCTCAAGGGCGTCTGCCTGCGCGACGGCGACGAAAAGTCCGACGTTGACGGCTACGGCGATGGTGTGATGTTCGTCTCCGCACGAAGCGCCAAGCGCGTGCCGATTGTCGATCGCAACCTGGCTCCCCTCGTCGAGGACGACGGCAAGCCCTATGCCGGCTGCTACGTCAACGCCACGATCCGCCTCTGGGCGCAGGACAACCAATTCGGCAAGCGCGTCAACGCAGCCCTCCGCGCCGTCCAGTTCGTCAAGGACGGCGAGCCCTTCGGCGAAGGCCGGGCCGATCCTGAGAAGGAGTTCACCAACCTGGAGGAGAGCGGGGAGGGGGTTATCTGATGCAACAGCTACTCTCTGGCCCCGAGATTCGGGACGTGCGCATGCGCGCGTCCCGATCCACTTTTCCCTCGCTCAAGCGCATTCGCATGTACCATCGCAAGGAGAAGGTGCCCGCGCATGTCGGCAAGAAGCAGAAGGCGAAGCGGTTCTCCCGCTTCGTGGAGGAGAACCCATGATCCACATCTCACAGGCCAAGACCATCGCCGACCTCCTCGATCGTGACCCGATCATGGCTCGTCTCGTCAAGGAACACGTCAAACCAGACCGACTGATTGAGTTGCTGGAGCTGCCAACCCCGAAATACTATTCTCTGGATGCGGCGTTCCCCGACCTCGAATTGGAAGACCTCATCGAGATTGTAGATGCGTGGCTCCGCGAATATGGCTACGAGCCGGTCACTGAGAGAAAGAAATCCCGGCAAGCGAGCAAACCGTGATCGGATCAAACACTCGTTGCCTTATAGCTTCACCAACATTCGCTGCCTCCCTCACGCGATCAACTCGTCACACTTATACGACGAACCTTTCTAATGCCTCGTTGTCTTCCACTTCGACTTCTTGAGACCCGTCTCGACCGCAAACTGCGCCGACTTGGTTGGCTCACGTTTGACGGTTGGCGGCGGCGTGGCCGGCAGGTAGTCAAGGGCTCGAAGGCGAGGCAGTTCAACTCTCTGGGCAAAGCTCTGTTCAATGAGGCGCAAACTTATGAACTGCACGGCTTCAGTCCTGACGACTGCGAAGGATATGATGATTGGGGCGGCCCAGATGGCCCGTGGGGGAACCAATGATCGTTCACCTCGACTATGAAACGAGGAGCCGCGCGGACTTAACATCCGTCGGCGCCCACCGCTACGCCTGCGATCCCTCGACGGAGGTCTTCATGGCCGGCATCAGCGTGCATGACAGCGACGAGGTCTTCCTGTGGGTGAACCCTAAGTTCAGAACTGCGGACATGCTCGGTGAGAACGACGAAGCGACCCTGCTCCTGCGCAATGCTGACTATGTATATGCACATAATGCGCCGTTCGAGCAAGCGATCACCTGGGGCACCAAGTTCGAGCAGCAGATCGGCATCCACCCGATACAGATGCACCAATGGCGCTGCACGGCGGCGATGGCGCGCAAGGCCGGTCTGCCGTCGTCCCTGGAGAAGTGCGCTGAGGCTCTCGGGCTGGCGCAGCAGAAAGACCCGCGCGGCAAGCAGCTCATCAAGTTCTTCTCCCTGCCGAAGCCCGATGGTACATACAATGCCCCTCGCGACTTCCCCGAGGAGTGGCTCGCCTTTGGAGAATACTGCCGACAAGACGTGCGCACTGAGAAGGCGATTCACAAGGCTCTCGCGGCTTTCGAGCTGCAAGGTCTGCCGTTGGAGACGTTCCAGTTTGACCTGCGCATGAACCAACTAGGCATCCCCGTCAACGTGCCGGCGCTGCGCAACGCACAGCGCATCATCGACGAGGTGCAGACCAAGGTCGCGACGGAGTTCGTCGCCTTGACCGGGCTCAACCCGACGCAGCGGGAAAAGGTGCGCGAACTGGTCGGACTGCCCGACATGCAGGCCGAGACAGTGGAGAACGCTATCGCCCAGACTCTAGTTGACGCCGAAGCTCACTATCGTATGGGTCAGTCGCAGGACTGCGACAGGCTCATGCGGCTCCGCCGCATCCTCACGCTCTACCAGCAGGTCAGCTACGCCGCGGTCAAGAAGATCGCCGCCATGCTCGACTGGGCGTGCCCCGACGGCCGGATGCGCGGGGTGTTCAAGTACTACGGCGCGGGAACCGGGCGCTGGTCGAGCGGTGGCCCGCAATTGCAGAACGCGAAAAAAGCTACGCCAGAGATGCGCTCGCGCACCGAGCCGGCATTTCGCTACATCGCGCGCGGCGGCACAGCTGAGGGGCTGGAGGAGGTCTATGGCAACCCCCTTGAGGTGATCGCCAGCAGCATCCGGCATTTTGTCAGCGGCCCCTTGCTCGACGGTGACTACAACGCCGTGGAGGCGCGTATCATCTGTTGGTTGGCGGGTCAGACGGATGTGCTGGAGAAGTTCCAGCGCGGCGAGGACCTCTACAAGTTCATGGCCTCTCACGTCTACCTCATCCCACCCGAGCGCGTGAACAAGGATCAGCGCGAGGTTGGTAAGCGAGTATTTCTCGGAGCTGGTTTTCAAATGGGAGCCTCGAAGTTCCAAGCATCTTGCCGAGAGCAATACCAGCTCTACCTCCCACTTGATCTTTGCGAGCGCGGTATCGAGGCATACCGCACGCTCTGTGACAAAGTGGTGCGCTACTGGTACTATTTGAACAACCAAGCCCGCGCTGCGATTCTCGCACCGGGGAAAGAGGCTGGGCCGTTCGTGATTCGCAAGATCGCGAATCTACCGTTCCTACTGTTCAAGCTGCCATCAGGCCGGTCACTGGCCTATCCCAAACCTGCGATCGAGGTGCTGCCGGGCGAGGAGCGCGACCAGATCACTTATTGGGGGCAGCTCCCGATGACGGTTTCGTGGGGGCGGGTGAAGCTTTATGGTGGCAAGCTCGCGGAAAATTGCACTCAAGGAGTTGCGGCCGACATTATGGCTTGCGGTGCCCTCGAAGCCGAGTGCCGCGGGATGCCTCCGTTCGCCTTGGTCCACGATCAAGCTCTCGCCTCACACACGGACGGACATACGCCGGAGGAGTTCTCCGCAGCGATGGCCACGTTGCCAGATTGGGCGAAGGGGCTGCCAATCAAAGTCGAGTCGTCGGTCAAACCGTTTTACAGCAAGTGAACTACTACAATGAGAACGGCCCCTCAGCCGCCGCCTGGCTCAGAGAACTCATCCACCGGGGGCATATCCCCTTCGGATTCGTCGATCAGCGCAGCATCGTCGACGTGCGACCCGAAGAGCTTGCCCGATGGACTCAATGCCACTTCTTCGCCGGCATCGGCGGATGGAGCGAGGCGCTTCGCCTTGCAGGATGGCCCGAAGACCGACCCGTCTGGACGGGGTCTTGTCCTTGCCAGCCATTCAGCAGCGCCGGTCAGCGCAAAGGGGTCGCCGACAAACGGCATCTCTGGCCCGAGTTCCACCGCCTCATCGCGCAGTATAAGCCTCCAGTCGTGTTTGGAGAGCAGGTTGCGAGCAAGGATGGGCTCGCATGGCTCGATGGAGTATTCGCTGACCTGGAAGTGTCGGATTACGCCTGCGCTGCGGCCGATCTGTGCGCTGCGGGCGCAAGCCCGGAAGTGGCCGGATGGATCGAAATTGATGGTGATCGTATCCCCGTCAACGCCGGCCCTCCCCATATCAGGCAGCGGCTTTACTGGGTGGCCCTCGCCAATGGCCGGAAGCCCAGGGACAGAAAACTACAATCCGGGGGGGAACACAGACAGCAGCAGGCGGACGGTGGCATTGGTGGGATGGAGCACTCCAAAGGCGTCGGATTGCTCGGGCGGCCGGACGACGGAGACGAAGGGCGGCGGGAACAAGCATTTGGATCGGGAAGTGAGACTGGTGGGTTGGTGCAGCCCGACCGCACAAGACGGAACACGGGGCAGCCTTCCAGCGAGGCCACAAGACAAAGGAGTGCCGTTGAGCCAGCAAGTCCAACTGGTGGGATGGAGCACTCCGAGGGCGACGGACGGGAGCAACGGTGGACCGAATCAAGCTGGAGGGGCGTTACCAGCGGATGCTGGTCGGACTTCAGAGTCGTCCACTGCACAGACGGGAAAACGCGCCGCTTTGAACCCAGATCATTCCCGCTGGCTCATGGGATTTCGGGTCGTATGGGGCTCCTGCGGGGCTACGGCAATGGCATCGTGCCTCCTCTCGCGGCGGAGTTTATCGAAGCAACGGAGGAAGCTCATCTCTACAGTTCTCTGATCTAATATGCGCATACCCGATTACGCCCAGGTCTTCCCGAACCCCGTCGTCATCTCCGACAAGGACGTGGAGAGGCTCTCGCCGCACCTCTCCGGCTGGATGAGCCTGCACGAGATCATGCTGCTAGGCATCAATGAGAGCGACCTCCAGCGCCTCGTGGTGCTGGAGCTGCTCGGCAAGAAGCGCAAGGACATCTTGCAACGTCTGACCGCGCGCATCGCATCGACGCGACTAGCCGAAATGAAACGGAGGATCGCACTATGCCTGCGAGCAGCGAAAGTCCTCTAGAGAAGGAGATCGAGCGCAAGATCGTCTTCCACTGCAAGGCTCGCGGGCTCTTGTGCTACAAGTTCGTCTCGCCGGCCAACAGCGGCGTGCCGGATCGCACGATCCTCGGGCAAGGGAAGGCTCTCTACCTGGAGGTCAAGCGGCGCGGCAAGCAGCCGACGGCCTTGCAGCTGCGCGAGATCGCCCGGATCAACAAGGTCGGCGGCGCGGTCGCGGCCAACTGGTGCGACTCGATCGAGCAGGCCAGACTCATCATAGATGAGCACTTTTTCATCTGATGCGTATAATTATTGGAGATTGCGTCGAGGAGATGAACAAGCTCGCTGCTGAGAGCGTGCATCTCTGTGTCACGAGCCCTCCTTACTGGGGTTTGCGGAAATACGGCTCGGGTCCGCGTGAACTCGGACAAGAAAACACCTTTCAGGACTATGTTGACAATCTCCAGCAGGTGTTTTCAGCCTGTCATCGAGTCCTCCGCAAAGATGGGAGTCTCTACCTCAATCTCGGAGATAGTTACGCTGGCAGTGGAAAAGGGGGCCATTCAGGTAACAGTCCTCATCAAAAGCAACTCACTAATGAAGGTTCCCTCTCAGTACGCGGGGTGAAGCGCGGGGGTCTAGCCGCAAAACAGCTGTTCGGTATCCCTTGGCGTGTGGCATTCGCCCTCCAGGATTTTGGGTGGTATCTTCGCGAGGATATTATCTGGGCGAAGCGTAACTGTATGCCAGGGTCGATGAAAGATCGCTACACCAGCAGCCATGAGTACGTTTTCCATTTCACTAAATCCGCACGCTACTACTATGATGCTGATGCGATTAAAGAGCCCGCTATATGGGATGTGAACGGTACGGGTACAGCAGCAAGGAAAGCTCGCGCGAGTGCCCAACTTAAGAGTCACCCCGAGGGTCTTCGCGCCGGTATTCGCCCGGCAGGATCCAAAGACGCGCATCAGTATGAAGGTAAGCATCGAGGGCACGAGCGAGTCCACCAGGGGTTCCGCGACAAGTGGGATAGCCTGACGAAACAGTCGCAGTGTACAGGCATGCGCAACAAAAGGGACGTGTGGTTCCTCGCTACCTCGCAGTTCAAAGGCGCGCACTTCGCCACCTTCCCGAAAAAACTTGTCGAACCCTGCATTCTCGCTGGTTGCCCCGTTGGTGGAGTTGTTCTCGACCCCTTTGCTGGCAGCGGGACAGTAGGGGAGGTCGCGGCGGATCACAACCGGGACTCGATATTGATCGAGTTGAACCCCACATATCGGAGCCTCATCTATGAGCGCCTTGCAAAGTCTCTCGTCTGAACCCTACCAGGCCGTCATGCGCGACCACCTTTCGAGTCGGGATAGTGCTGCCCTGTTTGTATCCCCGGGTCTGGGCAAGACAGCCGCGACCCTCGACGCCCTGACGCGCGCGTTCCAGGACGGTGACTGCAAGGCGGCGCTGGTCATCGCTCCGCTCCGGGTGGCGCGATTGACCTGGCCGAACGAGGTTGCGAAGTGGCGGCAATTCGCTTGGATGAAGACGGAGCAGCTGCGAGGCCAGCTGCCCTCGGGCCGAGCGCACCTTTACCTGACCAACTATGAGCAACTCCAAAATCTCCAGTCCCTCGACTTCTGCTCCCACGTCGTCCTCGATGAGCTTACGCGTGCGAAGAATCCGAAAAGTACGCGGATCAAAGCGCTCCGATCTCTATTCCGGGATCACCGACGCTGGGGTCTTACGGGCACTCCACGACCGAATTCCCTACTCGAACTGTTTGCCCAAGTTCGCGTCCTCGACGACGGCAAGCGGCTCGGGCCTTCTTTTGACCAGTTCAGGCGCACCTACTTCACCCCTACAGATTACAACGAGTACAACTGGGAGCCCAAGCCCGACGCTGAGAAACATATCTATGAAAAAATCCACGACCTGGCGATCACTCTACGGTCATCTGACTACCTCGACATCCCGGACACCATCGTCGAGGACATCGAGATCGCGCTCCCCAAGGACGCGCACGACGTTTACCGCGAGCTTGAGCGTGAGCTGCTCGTGCGACTTGAGGGGGGAGACGTGGTCGCTCCGCAAGCTGCGATACTTGTCAACAAGCTTCTTCAAATTTCTGGCGGCACAGTGTACTCCGAGACTCGCGGGGTGTGCCAGGTCCACGCTGGCAAAGTCCTCGCCCTTCGCCGTCTTCTCAGTGGCATGGTCGGGGAGCGAACCATCATCGCCACCAATTTCATACATGAACGAGAGCGTGTCGTCGCCGCTGTCTCCGGCGCCGTCGATGCCGGCAAGTTCAAAGGCGACATCGAGGACGCGTGGAACAGTGGCGCCATCACGCATCTCGTCGCCGACCCTCGCTCCCTGGGGCACGGACTCAATCTCCAAGCCGGGGGCCGCACGGTCATATGGTTCTCCCCGACCTGGTCGCGCGAACTCTACGACCAGTTCAACGCCAGGGTCGCGCGTAAAGGGCAGACAGAGGAGACGCGCATCTACCGCATCATCTGCACCGGCACGATGGACGACGTGGTCATCGAGACCCTCCGCGAGCGCGGGGAAGGGCAAGCGTCGATGATGGCGCTCCTCACCAACTGGCGCAACCTCGGACTCACCTTCCAATGAACACCACACCACCCAACGGGGCTCCCAAGCTCCCACCCATGTCCCCGGCCGAACGCGAGCTGTGGATGCTGTCCCACCGCGCGCCCGAGGGCATGATAATGGTTCACCAAAACGAGATTGCCCAAGTGCAGCGCCACGTCTTCGGCCTTTCCACCGAACGCAATCTGCTCATTAAGGCGCTCGGCGCCCTCTACAAGCAAGGCGAGAGCCCCATCACCACGATCCACCGCCTGCTGGAGCAGCTGCGCAAGGCGATGGAGCGGATCAAAGAGTTGGAGGGGACGCCATGAACACCCGCATCGGCGATCTCGTCCGCGAGTGCGTCAACGGCACTCCTAAATACCCGGCTCGGGTGCATCCCGGCGTTCACATCGTCAGTGGCATCGTGAAGGGCCGCATTGTCTGCCGCAACGGCCGGCGCATGTCCTCGTGGGTGCGCGTCAAGGGTTGACGGCGGGTCAGCGGTTGCGGGGATGCAAATCGTCGGGCTGGGCGTAGATATATTTCTCGACCGCCTTTTCGTCCCCTTCGATCCGGACAAGGGAATCCTGAATGGCCACGAGCTGAGCTTTGATCGCGGCATTATCCAATTCGACAGCTCGGATTTGGGAGTCCTGCGCGATCTGACTGGATTCCAAAACACTGAGACGCCGATCATGGTCTGACTGTGATGGGGCAACTTCAAGAAAGTGGTAGGCACTGCCGCCGAACAGGAGAACAGGTATCAGGGCGTAAGGGATAATAGCCCCGCGCTTGCTCAAACGGACGGAGGGAGACTCGTCGTCGTATGGATTGGCGTAATGCTTCATGCGGCGAACCCTTCGTTGATCGCGGCCTCGTAGGTGCTGAAAATATGGTGATCGCGGATGCTCAACAATGGCACTGAGGAAGGAGCCGAAAGCCGGATCGTCTGCGGGATGTCGGGATACATCGGAGCGGCGAGCGGCACAATGTCGCCATCAACCCAATAGGCCGCGGCGATCTGCGCCTTGTCGAGCACGGCCTGGCTGACGAGCTTCGGGCAGGCGAAACAGATTACGGGGACGCCAAGCATAGCCGATAATGTGATGCCGAGCGGCCCTCCTCGGCTGTGGCACACGATGCGCTTGATCGGGTAGGAATTTAGGGGCTTACCAGATAGCCAGCGCCAAGTGCCGGCGGTAGCCCAGATGCCACGCGCCATAGCCCCGAGCGGCGTGTCGATGGAGAAGAAGTCGAAATCTAACACCCATTCCTCGGTGTCTCTCGTCCCTGCTATGCCAAGAGTTAATCCGAGGTCATGCTGATCCAGCAATGCACCGTAGGGCATAGGCCCGTCGATGTCGTTGCCAAAGAGGGTATCGACCAGTCCCGACGCCGTGCCCGAGGCAGGAAGGGCATAAGCCGCCTCCTGCGCCGGGAAGTAGGCGCGTGGGTCGAAGGATGGCATTACTGCGGCACCAGCGACGGGTTGGCCTGCGCGACGGCGATAGCGGCGTTGATGCCGGCAGCAGCGTCTTTGAGCTGACTCCACTCAGCGCCAGTCAACAGCGTGGGGTTGCCACCGGCATTGACCTTGGCGATGTCACCGTTGAGCGCGTCAAGCGCAGCCACCCCGGTAAGGTCAGCCTTCGTGTTCGACAGGTTGGCGATGATGCCGGCCAAGATCGTGTTGTCCGAGGGCGTCAACGCCACACCAGAGGCCACGCCAGGAAGGTCATTGGCGAGCTGCTGAAGCTGTGCAACGGTGGCGATCTTGTGCTGGATCGAGTAGCCCGCGCCAAGCTCGGCGGCATTGGCGACGAGATCGGCATCTGCGGTGGCCTGAATCTGAGCAGTCGTGCAGCCTGAGAACAGAAGCGCGACGAAGAGGGAGCGGAGGACGGTTTTCATAGTTTTGTGGGGATAGGCAAAGGGTTCTGCTTGAAATAGGCAAGAGCTTCCAGCGCGACAGCGCCGACGAAAATAGCGTCGATCTCATGCATGGTGGGGAGCGGAATGTCTCTGGCCATGCCAGCTCCGATTGCCTGCCCAAAGGTGGCGTAGAGCGCGGCGATGCCGGCGTTCCAGCAGGACGTGCCGAGGCCAGTGAGGTAGTGGAGGGCGTAAGTCTTGATGCTCATTGTAGGCAGAACCCTTTGAAGATTAGGGTTTGTCCACCCCCCAAGCCCCCCGGAGCCACATGCATAACATAAGTAGTGGCCGTTGTAGAACTCCACAGTCCTACCCCGGTTCCTATAGTTGAGGCTGCTGCATTGGTGGAACCGCATACTTCCCATGAACGTGGAGTGGAAGTGAAGGCGGTTGCGAATGTAACCGTGAACCAAACGTCCGTATTGAATATGGGTGGGGTTGATCCTGTCACTATCGTTACTACGAATGCTGAGTCCGTACCTGTGATAGATATGCTTGCGCTGCCTGATGAGACCGGCCCTAGTGCAACCGTTGGAGAACCACCCCCCGACACAGCGACGTGGCCGCTTAATGTAGGGGTCGTGATAGTGGGGGAAGTGGCGAGGACGTAGTTTCCGGTGCCGGTGTTGTTGACCCCCGTAATCGAGGTGGAGCCGTTGAATTGTGCGGTCTGCCCGCTCACCGCGGAGCCAGCGGTGGTGACGTTGCCAGTGCCCCCAATCGCGGAGCTGATTGCTGCGGAGTTCGCAGTCCAAAAATTCGAGGGGGTGTTGAGTACCCCTGTCGAAGTGACTGCGGTAACAGCAGTGACCCCGGCTTGTGCGTGCGCGAGAAGCGGGATGAGGAGAAGGAGGAGTAGCTTTTTCATAGGACTTGTATCCAGCGCAGAGCTGAGTTGTCGATAGGTTGCACCACGCCCGGTCCGGGAGTGGCTGACGAGGTTTGAAGCACCCACCAAGACAGGCGGCCGTTTACGACGATGCCGAGTATCGAAGGGTTGATCCGGTTCACCGTGGGTATGTTGTCGAGATTAGTACCCCCTCCAGTGAGCCCGGTCACCGCAAGGTTGACCGTGGGCAACGCTCCTGCACTGATCTGGCCTTGTTGATCTGAAGACGGTGAGATCGAAGGGTTGTCCAACTCCAGCACATCCGCGGTCTTGAAGTAAGTGCGGGTGTTGGGGATTTGGGAGATGCGGTAATTGGCCATGAGAAGGGGTCAGTAGGTTGGGAACGCGCTGAGGTCTTTGACAGTGACGGAGTGTGCGCTGCTTATCGGTGATGCGGCCATGGCGGCATTGATGGCGGTGATCGTTGCATACCCTGCGGGGGCATTGAATGGGGAAAAGAGTCCAGTCATGACCACCGTTAGCTCGCCGTTGATGTCTGCCGCCACGACATGTCCTGAGTCGCCAGGGATGAACCCGTTGTTCGGGGGAGCGCCATAGTTTAAATTGTTGTTGCTCAGAATCTGCCAGACGTTGTTCCCTCCGGTGTCCCGCAGCGGGCTAAAGTAGGCGTAGTAGTTGCCGCCGGATAGAGTGGTGTTATTCCACGAGACGGGGACGGCGACCATGCCGCCAGTGACGCAGAACAGCGGCACTCCCCAGGTATATCCGGGGAGGTAGGACGAGGTGAGCGTGGCAGGGGCAAACTTCATCGGGGCGATGCTAGAGGGTAGCACCGGGCTGACCTTCATCAGCCTTATATCGCTTGACCCGACTTCTACTTCCGTCCCCGGAGTGATCTTCGTGGTCACGAGGTTGTTGCTGGCGTCCACGAAATAGAGCGTCGTATTTGCATCGTTGCCGGAAGATGCGTGCCAGCAGCTCATAACCACGTCCGGCGCGATGGCGGTGTAGCCAATCCCGGTACCCGCACCGCTTCCCGTACTATACCCGACGGCGATAGACGGCATCCCGGTCAGACCATAGGCCCAGCACGAGGTATTGCGAACGAAAGTGAGCGACCCATAGTTCTGAGTGGAGTAAATCTGGATTCCCGCATAGGTCGTAATGCCAGTGATCGCGGTCTCAATTTGGGATGAGGCGTTGGCTCCGAGGGAGCCAGAAACCCAGGAGTTAAAGGTGTTGCTCGACGTGCCACCAGTCGTCGAAAGCGTGATCGGCTGGCTCACGGCATACGGCCCGAACGCGAGCGAGATGTTGACCGAACCATTCGCAACCCAGGTGACGTAGCCTTGAACGTTGACTGTCGCCTTGGTCACGTCACTGGACGACCACGCTTGGCCGGCGACAGTGAGCGGCAGAGAGAGTCCGCATTGCCAGTCTGATACCTGTGTCGAAGTCGTCGAGTGGTTCAGCACGGCGTCATTCACAGTAATCTGCGTCGTGCCGCCTGAACTGGTCTGCCTAAGATATTCCGTAGGCGAATTTATCGTGTAGGGAACCCACGGCGGGTAAACGGTGAATACCGATCCTCCAGATTGTAGCATTACGCCTTGAGCGCACGCAGTCAGCGGAAGGAGGAGTAAGGCGATGAATTTCATCAATTGGATGAGCCCTTGATAACCGTGAAGTGGAAGACGGGGGTATCGGAGGAGACGCCGCCGGTGGTCTCAAAGGTTATATTGAATGTGCCTGCGGTAACGTTGGTGGCTGGAAAAACTTCATAGACGTTGGTCGCGCCAGTGACGGAAAAAATTATGGTATCACCGACGGCGACAAGGCTATCCGTTACCGTGAATGTCGTGGCCGTGACGGAACCCGTCGCCGTGAACAGGGTGATCGCGCCGCTGGCCTTATTGAGGGTGACGCCGGTAGTTCGGCTCGTGCCCTGCGTGATCGTCCCGCCCGATCCGGTCGCATAGCCGATACCGGCTGAGCTAATCGTTGTGCCAGTGACCGACAGGGACGAGAAGAACCCTTGCGACCAGCGGTCGCCTGGAGTCCCAAAAGACCCACCGCTGCCTCCATCCAATACATCGCCGCCAGATAAATTCAAATTACCGGTGGCGGAAATAGTCATGTTTCCGACCCCGTCGTCGAACGTGATGGAATTTCCGCTCGTGTTGGAAGTTATACCGGGGGCGTTCCCATTTAGAACAACGACGTTCGCCCCGGTGCCGGAAAGGGTGATAGACCCGCTGTTAACCCCGGCCCACGTCGGGCTCGCCGTAGTACGGATGTCTTGGATTGCATCAAGCGTGCCGGGGGTACCGACCGTGTACGAGAGCGACGGGCCGATGAGTGATGCGGCGGATGCGACAGAAAGTGGTGTTGAGAAAACGGTATTCGACGTACCTGCGATCTGTTGGGCTTGCGTGGCCGGCCCGGTCACCACGTTGCCGTTGATCTTTGCCACGGTCTGGCTGGTGGACGTGCCGGTCAGGTCGCCGCCAGCCGTGAATCCGCCGCCCGATCCGGTGCTGCCGATCGTTGCTCCACCAAACAGAAGTGAAGGCGTGAGTGCGAGAAGGACGAGGATGCGTTTCATGTCAGTTGGTGGTCAGAGTGACTGGGACAGAGCTGCTGGGCGCGGTGCTGCCCGTCGGGGTTGTCGTGACAGCGATGACTATCCCGTTC